TCATCGTGTACTTCTCGATGGTCGCGGCGCTGGACGAAGAGGCGGCTGAGGCGCTGCGGCGGGCCTCGGAGGCCTTGGCTCCAAATGGCCAACAAAGCTGACAAGCCTTGGCAAGCACCGGCGCTGCCGGGCGCTTGCCTGCCCGGCTCGGAGAGCGTGCCTCCTGGCCATTTTATTGACGAGGAGTGCACGGCAGATCAGGACAGCTTCCTGATCATTATGACTTCCAGAAGAGCCGGACGCACGATGGCCTCCTTGAAGGCGATCTTTGACCGGTGCCGGTGGGAGGGGACGTGCCTGCTCTGGCAGGGATCCGATTCTGGGACGGGACGCGGTGGTGGCTATGGCCGGATCAAGTACGACGGAGCCAACTTCGCTGTCCACCGGCTCGTGTACCAGCTAGTCTACGGCCCGATCTCGCCTCGCAAGCAAGTCGACCATTCGTGCAACAACCGTCTGTGCTGCAACCCGGACCACCTTCAGCACATGACCCACAAGAAGAACCAGAAACTCAGAGACAAGCGGCGCTCTGAGGCCAAACCCTGAGAGGCGACCATGATCATCTTCGACACCGAGACCACCGATCTCGTTACCAGCAGCGATGCGCCGCTGCACACCCAGCCCAAGATCATTGAGCTATTCGCTCTGAAGGTTGACGACGTCAGCTGGGAGATCAAGGGCGAGCTTGAGCTGCTGATCGATCCCAAGATGGCGATCACAGAAGAGATCACCAAGATCACCGGCATCAAAGACGAGGACGTACGTGGCAAGGGCGAGTTCCCTGAGCACTACAACGTCATCAACGACTTCTGGCTCGGAGAGGCTCACAGCGTCGGCCACAACCTGACCTTCGACTGCGACATGCTCGAGATCGAGCTTCGGCGGATCGGCAAGGTCACCCGGTTCCCGTGGTCCAAGAACCGTCACTGCACCGTCGAGGATTCCGAACACTACATGGGTCGTCGCCTCAAGCTGATCGACTTGCACACCTACCTCTTCGGCGTTGGCTTCGAGCAGGCCCACAGAGCGCGGAACGACGTTATGGCTACCTACCGCTGCGCCAAGGAGATGGCCAGCCGGGGGGACCTCAATATCTCCTAGGTCTTAGCTTTTCCGAGTGCCTCTGCTTCCCAGCGGAGGCATCTTTCCAAAGACACAGGAGACGAGCCTTGAGAACCAGAAGCGGTTATTCCTTCCGTACTGCATACGGATTCCTTCCCGACGTGCTAGCTCGCATTGAGACTGAGTACGCCCCCCTCACAGACCGAGCCTCTGCCTACGGATTCAACCGTTGGCGTGGGTTGTGCAAGAAGGCGGGCAAGCGCCCGATCTTCGGTGTTGAGCTCGCAGTCACTGACTCGCCCAATGCCAAGAAGATGAATCTCAATCACGTGACGCTGATTGCGACCTCTAGCCTCGGGCCGATCAACTCGGCTCTGGAGCTGGCCTTCAGCAAGTTCCGCTACGAGCCGCTGCTGACCTACGCCGATCTGAACGCTCTGGACCCGAGCGTCAAGGTCATCCTAGGCAGGCGCATCAACCCTGAGCTCCTCGACAAGGACCGTGAGTGGTACTACGCTCAGGGGCCGAGCCAGATCCCGGCCATGAAGCGTTGGGCGAGTGAGCTGGGCTGGAAGCCTATCGCTAGCTCTGACAATATGTACCCTGCGCCGGAGGATCGCCACGCTTATGCGATCGCCATGGGACGGGACGCCAGCACGCAGACTTGGTCTCAGCACCTGATGTCTGACTCCGAGCTCCGTCAGTATGCGACGCCGGAGGCATTCGCGAACCGCGACGCTCTTGCCGCGCTCTGCACCGCCGATATGCTGGAGCCGAAGCTGGTGAAGCCCGCGACCGACAAGACGGTCGATGAATGGTGCTTGGAAGCCGCCCCCCGGCTTGGCGTGGACCTGAGCAATCCGATCTATGCAGCGCGGCTTGAGCGTGAGCTCGGAGTCATCAAGCAGCTGGGCTTTGAGGACTACTTCCTCATCATCGCTGACCTCGTGGGCTTCGCCAAGACCAAGATGTTCGTGGGTCCGGCCCGTGGCTCGTCTTGCGGTTCTCTGGTTTGCTACCTCATGGGCATCACCACGGTCGACCCGATCGAGCATGACCTGCTGTTCGAGCGGTTCCTTGACCCGGGTCGTGCCGACCTTCCCGACATCGACATCGACTTCAGCCACCAGCGCCGGGATCAGGTCTTCACCTACCTCGCAGACCGCTATGGCCGGGATCACGTGGCTCGTCTTGGGACAGTCTCGTTCCTGCGTGAACGCCAGCTGGCGAAGGAAGTCTCTGCTGTCCTCAAGGTGCCTCACTTCAAGTTCGAGGCTGTGGTCTCGAACATCGAGAAGAACGAGGGTAACACCACGTTGATGATGGCCCTGCGCAACACTCAGGATGGCGCCAAGCTGATGCGCGAGTACCCTGAGCTGGACATCATCGAGCGCCTGGAGGGCCACCCGCGCCACCACTCCACTCACGCGGCTGGTGTGGTGGTGACCGACCTTCCCGTCCACGAGTACGTAGCGGTGGACGCTCGCAACAACACTGCGGAGGTCGACAAGAAGGATGCAGAGGCGCTCGGCCTGCTCAAGATCGACGCTCTGGGTCTGAAGCAGCTGTCCATCTTCGAGGACTGCCTTGAGCTGATCGGCAAGCCCTTCAAGTGGCTCCAGACCTTGCCGCTCAACGACCCTGCGGCATTCAAGGTTCTCAATGATCGGCTCTTCTCCGGCGTGTTCCAGTACAACGGTCGTGCGGTGCAGCAGGTCTCGTCCTCCTTCCACATTGAGGAGTTCGAGGACATGGTTGCGACCACGGCTCTAGCTCGACCCGGCCCTCTGGGTGCCGGTGGCACAGACAAGTGGATCGCGGTCCGGCGCGGTGAGTCACAAGCCTTGATAGAGCACCCAGCCTTCGAACCGATCCTGGCCCGCACCAAGGGCATCGTGCTCTATCAGGAGCAGGTCATGCAGGCCGGTCGAGAGATCGGAGACATGGATTGGGTCCGGGTTACCAAGCTGCGGAAGGCAGTGCAGTACTTCGGCGGCTCCAAGGGCATGGAAGAGTTCCGTGACGAGTTCATGGCTGGCGCGACCGCCAAGGGGATCGCGACCGAGGTTGCCACTCGCTTCTGGGATGACCTGCTGACCTACGGGTCCTACGCGTTCAACCGCTCGCACGCAGTGGCCTACTCCATGATCTCCTACTGGTGCTGCTATCTCAAGGCTCACCATCCGCTGGAGTACGCAGCGGCCCTGCTCAACCACGAGGCTGAGCCCTCTCGTCAGCGCCTGCAGCTGCGCGAGCTTGAGGCGGAAGGCGTGAGCTACGTGCCAGTGGACCCCGAGACCTCCGGCCTCAAGTGGCAGGTGACCAAGAACGGTCTGGTTGGCCCGATCACGCTGGTCAAGGGTATGGGCGGTCGTACGGCCCAAACCTACGTGCAAGCGCGGGACCGGGGGGTGGACCCTCCTAAGCGGGCAGTCACGCTACTCAAGGATCCGAAGACCCCCCTCGATAGTCTGCAGCCGATCTCTCAGGCAATCAAGACCCACCATCCGGACCTGACCGCCATCAACATCTTCTCGACGCCAACCCCGGTGGACCAGCTGGGAGAGCAGGCGACCCGGGACATACTGCTCTTCCTGCGCCTAGTCAAGGCTCAGCCTCGCAAGAACGATAAGACCGGCGGAACCAAGATGACTGCCCTCATGGAAGACGACACTGGGGAGATCAAGGTCTTCTTCAACGACCGCAAGTACATCGACTATGGCGCTCCGATGCTGGACCGGGGCCGGGTCGGCACGACCTTGTGGGCGGTCAAGGGTTCGCAGCCCGAGGGCGGTGGCATCATCTTCTGCGATATGATCCGGTTCCTCGGAGAGTTCAAGCAATGAGCATCTCTCCGATTGAACACTCCGTAGCCTGCAGAGAGTACTTGGAGCGCATTGGCGCTCGGATGCGGACCCTGTTCTCTGCGACCATCACCGTGCAGTCGTCCGGCTACGAGAAGGAGACCTACGGGGTCCGGTTCACTCGCCAAGGCGAGATCCGTGGCCCCAGCCACTTGATGCCGACCGAGGACGAGCGGGCGCTGATCCAGGCTGACATCCAAGCGATGAAGTTTCCCAATCAGGTGACCACTGCGGCCCTGAGCAACTCTTCGCTGCCGGAGCTCATCCTGAACGCCCCGAGCGACAAGCTCTTCATATTCCGGAAGCCCAACAACGGCGACATCCGCTTCATCCAGGTTCGCATCGAGCTTGAGAATGGCGACAAGAGGTACGTTCCTCAGACGCTGTGGGACGACAACGTATGGCGTGCGGTGGAGCCTGAAGAGGGTCTGCCGATGTACAACATCGATCAGGTCCGCAAGGGCGATCGGGTCTTCCTGCATGAGGGCGCCAAGGCGGCTAAGGCGGCTATCGCCATCTGCGAGGACACCTCGCACCCTTTCTATGGGACCTTCAAGACCGGCGTGCACGTAGGCTGGATCGGAGGCGCTCACCACATCCACCGCACGCTATGGCATGAGCTACTGTCGATCCAACCGGGCGAGCTCATCATCGTTCCAGACAACGACTTCATCGGTCGCAGCAAGGTCAACTACATGGCCCGCAAGTTCGACTGCCCTGTCTCGTTCATCCGGATGGATAGCAGTTGGCCCAAGTCTTGGGATGTGGCGGACCCGATGCCCAAGCACTTCTTCACTGAGGAGACCGACAAGGAGTTGGGCGGGTTCTACAAGGGTCCCAGCTTCGAGGACATGCTGGTGCCTTGCGACTGGGCGACTGAGGAGGTCGACCAGACCGAGAACGGCAAGCCGATCTACGGCATCAGAGAGGCCTTCGCTCAGAACTGGGTTCGCATCCAGAACCTGCAGCACTATGCCCACATCCAGAACCCTGAGATCACGCTCAACAAGGATCAGTACAACATCGCGGTCCGGCCCTACTCGGACGTCCCGGACACAGCGGCACTGCTTGCCAAGTTCGCAGGCCACATATGCGACAAAGTCACCTTCATGCCTTCCCTTCCGACCGGGCTGGTATCCATGGACGGAGAGTACTGCCTCAACCAGTACGTGGACCGACGCATCCGCCCAGCGCGAACCAACTCCGGGATCGGCACCAAGCCCTTCTGGGACTTCATGGAGTACCTGCTGCCTCGCAAGGAGGAGCGGGAAGTCATTGCCTCGTGGATGGCCACCGTCTACGCCCGCCCGCACGTACGCCTTGCCTTCGGCCTCCTTCTGCTGTCCAAGCTTCAGGGCGTCGGCAAGTCCACTCTCCTCAACATGATGGCCGAGCTAATCGGTCGGAAGCACACCTCGTTCCCCGGGGACGCCATGATCCAGGGCGACTTCAACGGATGGCTAGTCAACAAGCGGCTGGTGGTGGTCCACGAGATCTATGCAGGCCAGTCCTGGAAGACCTACAACCGGCTGAAGACCCTGATCACCGACGAGTTCGTCGAGGCCAACAACAAGCACATCGTCAACTACACCCTGCCCAACTGGACCCACTTCGCCGCCGCGTCCAACTCGCTGGAGGCTCTCCGGATCGAGAACGACGACCGGCGCTGGCACGTCCCTGAACTGCCGACCTACCTCTACGATCGGTATGGCGAACTCAGAGCGTGGGTCCGTGCCGGGGGGTTGCGCTATCTGGCCGGTGAGTTCATGGACTACGGCAACTACCTGCACGAGGGAGATCAAGCCCCCCAGACAGCGGCCAAGTCTAGACTGATCGACCAAGCCATGCCGAACGACGAGCGGATGATCCTGGTCATGATGGAGCGGATGGAGCCCAGCGCCTGCGTGGACGTCAAGGAGCTATGGCTCTGGCTCCAGCAGGAGGCCAAGGGTCGCGCCTTCGTCTCGCCCCAGCGCATCTGCACTCTGCTGGCGGAGCATGGCTACGTCATCGACCCGGTTCGGGTGCTGGGTGCTCGGTCCCGACAGCTGGTCTGGCGCAGTCCCGAGGCCCGGGCCAAGGCCCTAGGAGACGCCACAGGAGAGGCGGAAGTCAAGGTTCTCGCCTCCTGCATGAAAGTCCCGTCGGATATCTTCAAGAACGACGCTGCAATGTAAGTCCATGTTATCTAATTGAAACCAAGGTTGGCTCAGATTCAGGGTAAGGTACTCGGAACCCATGGAGCCAACCCTTGACCAAATCCTTGAGCCTTTGAGGCACTCATAATAATTCTGGATCTTGTGAAATAGTGCGTGCCTTCTCTAACAAGTTCCGGAATAAGGAGCTTACGAGAGACGACAACCCTACGGAGTAAGACCATGAACAACAATCGCCGCAAGCAGATCACCAAGGCCCTCGCCTCCTTCGAAGCTCTGGACCTGGAAGGCAAGCTTGAAGACATCAAGAGCCTCTTCGAAGAGATCCGGGACGACGAGCAAGAGTACTACGACAACATGCCTGAAGGCCTCCAAGGCAGCGAGAAGGGCGAGAAGGCTGAGGCTGCGGTCTCCGCCCTCGAAGAGATCCTGGATGCCCTCAGTGAGATGATTGAGAAGGCCCAAGAGATCCCCGGTCACTGCGACACGGCTCAGGAGTGACCCATATGACCAAGTACCGCATCGCCCTCGGCCTCGACATGAGCTACTGGACGAACATGCACACCGACCGCCTTCTCGGGAATGTTCTCAAGACGCAAGAGGCCGAGACCTGGACCCAGATCAGAGGCACCGCAATCTTCTACACGACCGAGGCGACCCGCGTCATGGAAGACCTCCTCGAAGAGGGATTCGATATGGAAGACTTCCGCTGGATCAACATCAGCAAGGAGTGACCCTCCGGTGACCTGCCCCGAGTGGGCAGGCATCCCGAGTGCCACGTAGACCATGGAGACGATCATGCCGGCAATCAAGCGCACCACCGTGACCGATCAGTATGCAGTCGCTAGCCGCGACGCCCGCGAAGCTAAGGAGAAGGGTCACTGCTCCCCCCTCGCTGTGTCTGTGCTCACCGGCGTCGACTTCAACACCGTCAACGCCATGATGATCGAGGAAGGTCGAAAGCCCCGCATGGGCACGCATCAGTACATCGCTGACCGCGTTATCGAACGTCTGGGATTCAAGAGGGTCCGGGTTGACATGCAGGCGATCATCAAGGGTTATCCTCTGCCGCACTGCAACGTTCTTCGCAACATCACCACGCACCACCCGCGCCGGTTCCCTGGGGCCTTCGATCCGAGCAAGCGCTACCTTGCCCATGTCCGGGGTCACGTTCTGGCGATCGTGGATGGTCAGGTGCAGGACTGGTCAATCAACAACAGCCTTCGCATCTACAAGCTAGAAGAGATCGTCCCAAAATAATATGCACGACTTGTGAAATAGTACGTGCCTTCTGTTCGGGAGTCAGGCATAAGGATCTTACGGAGGCGCTGAGGCGGCTCCGACGGGACCGAGGCCCCAAGCATAAGCTCTCGAGATGACTGGTAGGTCGGCAAGGTTCGCCGCTCTGGTTTCCAGCTTCTCCGTCGCCCGGGATAGTACCCGGTGCCTGAATGAGATACTCGAAACGGAGACGACTATGACCTACTCGATCCACAACGCCTACGACCACTCGATCGTTCGGAGCTTCGAGGTCGATCAGGACACCACGGCGATCAGCCTGTCGATCGCACAAGACTTCGAGGGCGAAGGCACCTGCCGCTTCTACGTCCACAATGGCGTAGGTGTGGTAGCTGCGATCATGACCCGCGACGGCATGGCCCGGCAGATCATGCGCGACGACTACATGAAGTTCTCGGCCAAGGCTCTGGAAGCTCGAAATCAAGCTGGCGTTGAGTGCTGAGCCATGGAAGAGGAAATCAAGCGCATCAAAGATCTAGCCAAGAAGGCTCTTAGAGAAGCAAAGAAGAATAAGCCTGATCCAGACAAGATCTGCGAGATCTTGAGGAGCATTATAGATTGACCCTCCGGTTAGCCCCTGCGTGCGGGGGCCTTCCTGAAGGCCAACCCTACCCACAACCCAAGGAGACTACCATGACCTACCGCACCGCTGAGAACGAGATCCTGGACATCCGCACCGAAGAGGCGCGGGGCTTCCTGGCAAAGCACTACCCGGCTGTGATGGCGGACCGCCCGGTCGGGATGAGCGACGCCTACCAGTTCATGCCGAGCTACAAGATCGCAGAGACGCTGATCGACAAGTTTGGCCTGGGTCTGGTCTCCGTTAGCCAGCAGTTCAGCCGTCGCCGCGATCCCAAGGGTCAGGAGCACTTCATGCGCTTCCGCCTGCCCGATACGATGTCGCTCAAGGCTGTTGGTGACTCGGTCCCCGAGCTGGTGATCATGAACAGCCACAATGGCCGCTCGACCCTTCGCGCCTACGCTGGCGTGTTCCGGTTGATCTGCTCCAACGGCATGGTCGTCGCCGACAAGACCTTCGGCAAGATCAGCCTGCGTCACTTTGGCGCTGAGAACAACTACGAAGCCTTCGGTGGCGTGCTCGACACCATGGGAGCCAACTTCCGTCGGATGGACCTCCGCATGCAGATGCTGGATCAGCTGATGCTGACCCCGGGCCAACAGATCGGTCTTGCCCGGGCGCTGATGAAGGCTCGGGGGGTGCCGGGCTGGGTCGAACCCCAGATGGTCCTGAAGGCTCGTCGCGAGATTGAGATGCCCGCCCCCGATGGCACCCGCTCGGTCTGGAAGACCTACAACGTCCTGCAGGAGAGCCTCGCTGAGGCCCGTGACGTGAGCTTCGAGCGGGCTGGTGCTCGCGCCCGGTCCCTGCGGCCCCTGAGCGGCGCTCGTGCGCAGGTCCTGACGAACGAGCGCCTCTGGACCGCGCTTGAGGAGTTCGTGGCCCATCACTGGCCCGAGTTGGCCTCGGAGATCATGGAGGGAGAAGCCAGCGAGGTCGACACTTCCGGCGCTCTGCTGCTGGGTCAGCAGGATCACATCGAGGACGCTGATGTGATCCCGGAAGAGGCGGTCGAAGTTGCAGACGCTCTGGCCACGCCCGTGGCACCCGAGGACCATGGCCAGGCAGCAGCAGCCCAGGAGGAGCCCATTGTGCGTCCGTTCGATGAGCTGATGTCCCTGTCCTACGAGGAGATGGAGACGATGTCGGACGAGGAGCTCAAGGGTCTGGGCAAGGACGAGCGTTCGAAGCTTTCCAAGCGTAAGAGCTACCTCAAGAAGAAGGCTGGCCTCTGAGCCAAGCCCTTGGGCCTCCGTGGGTGCACCTAGGAGGCCTACTCAATCAGTCCAGTAATAGGAGATGACGTGTCCCGCATCATCATTGACCTGCGCGCCCCTCGGGGCCGAATATCCTGCACTCCCTCTTGGAGCATCTCCCTGATGGAGAAGGCGAAGGCCTTGCCGGACCGTAAGCGGTTCGTCGACAAGATCATGCACTTCGAGCTCACCCCCAAGAACATCGCCTACGTGCGCAGCAGCTTCCGGGGGGCTGAGTTCATCGAGGAGAAGATCGCAGGACTCAAGAACCTCGTCTCGGGTCCGAGACGCAGCTTCGTAACTCGGTTGGATCCGACCCCCCTGCAGCTGGAGGCGGGCACGAAGGCTCAAGGCCAGAAGCTCTTCGCCTTCTTCGAGAAGCCGGGGTCGGGCAAGACGAAGATGATGCTGGACTGGGCTATCGGCCTCTGGTGCGCCGGGGAGATCGATGGCCTGTTCGTGCTGAGCTACGCCGGGGTCCACGAGCAGTGGATCTACGACGAGGCACCCAAGCACATCCATCCTGACATCCCTTGGTTGGGAGTACCGTGGAAGGCTGGCAAGAAGCTAGACACGCGGATCTTCGAGCCAAACCCGGACGTCTTTCGGGTATACGCCATGAACTACGAATCCTACGCTGCGTCTGACAAGGGATTCGAGAGCGCCCACAAGTTCGCGGCGTCCGGAGCCATCGCAGCCGCCGCAGACGAGAGCCAGCGGCTCAAGACTGACGACAGCAAGGTCACCGACCGGGCGATCGGTAACCGGGAAGACTGGACGCACAGATGCATCGGATCGGGCGAGCCTACGCCTCTAGGAATCCAGGACTACTACTCCCAGTTCTGCTTCCTGGACCCTTCCATTATCGGGTGCTGGACCTTCGAAGGGTTCAAGTCCATGTTCTGTCGCATGGGCGGGTTCGAGAACCGGACTGTGGTAGGGTACCACAATCAGGAGTATCTGCACGAGCGCATGGCCCCATACGTGCACGCTGGGGAACCCGATATCGATGCCAAGCAGATCTTCGAGGTCAGTCGCTTCAATCTGGGAGATCGTTGCCGAGAGGCCTACGATCAGCTCAAGGAGGAGCTTCTCCTCGACCTGAGCCAGTACGACCCAACCTCCGGCCTATACCGGCTGCGCTCGGAGTTGGCCAAGGCTACCAAGCTGCGCGAGATCGCATGCGGCAGGATCACAGACCGGGAAGGCAAGGTCCACCAGATCGACACTGTGCGCCTTGAGCTACTGATGTCCCTGCTCGATATCCGCCGCACCAAGAAGGCGGTCATTTGGTCCTGCTTCAAGGAGGACCACCGGCTGCAGCTGGAGGCGATCGGAGAGGGAAAGGCGGCTGTGATCAATGGCGACACTCCCAAGGCTCACCGTCGCGAGCTAGTGAAGGAGTTCACTGACAAGACCAGCAAGCTTCAGTACCTGATCGGGTCGACTGGGGCGCTCGGGACTGGATGGAACCTACAGGGGTCCGCCTACCTCAACTACTACTACTGCTCGGACAACAACGCCGGGAACTTGTGGCAGAGCTGGAAGCGGCTCTACCGGCTCGGGACCGACGGAGACGTCCTGAACACCGACATCGTCGCCCGCAATACCGTGGACGTCGGAACGCTAAACTCAAACCGCAGGAAGCGGGATATCTCGGACATGTCGTTCTCCGAGTTCCGTCGCCTGATCACAGATGAACAGATCGAGAACGAGGAGTTCACAATCTCTGACTTCTCCATGGAGGATATGCGATGAAGACTGTAGCCTGCCGCACCCTGACCGTCTTGGTCGTGATCGCAGTGTCGATCGTGATCGGCCTGCTGATCGATAAGGCTATGGCCAACCTCGCCTACCAGCAGGTGAACGGATCCAATCCGCCTTGGTGAAATGAGAAAGCCCCGGCCTTTCAGCCGGGGCTCATGATCTGTCGGATCGAGGAGATCTTGCTGTTGGCCTCGCTCCAACCGAGGCGGTAGGCCGCAGCGCACTCCCCGAGCGCCCGAGAGGTGTTGCCGGGGGGGCACCACACCGGAACCTCTTGCATCAGCTCATCCGGGATTACCGGCAGGGCTGGTTTCTGGGAGAAGGCCTCGCAGCCAGTCAAGAACAGAAGACTCATAAGGATTGAGAGCTTCATCAGCACCTTCCTTCTCCTCCAATTGCGCGGCTGTCTGCCGCCATTGATCACGTTCAGCCCGGACGTTCGCCAAGTGGGAAGTCAGGACGCGGTTGGCCTCGACGTATCCTGCGACCTTGGCCTGCTCAAGCGCGAGCGAGGCTTCGGTGCTTGCGAGATCAGCCCGGAGGGACGAGATCGTATTCGAGATCCAGATCCCCCCGGCCAAGGCCAAGCCGAGAGCTCCAAGGAGCGCCCATAGCTTGGTCATTTAAGAGCCTCCTTGATGAGCGCCCTCAGGTGGTCCCCGACCTCCAGAGCCTTGCCAGGCTTGGCCATTCCTGGCAGCCACATGATGTCCCACTTGTTGTTCTGCTTGATTCCAAGCGTGGGTTGCACCTCTGCGTGGGTCAGCACCCGGTCGCGCTCAACCGGGATGCCGTACTTCTTGCAGAGGCTGGCGCTGAACATGATCGCAGAGTCAAGCTGCGCCTGCGTGATCGGGTTGTTGCCCGGGTCGAACGGAACCTCCACAGCATTGGCCATTGCGTCGATCGCGAGGCCGATGGCGTAGCTGTTGGCGTTCAGCGTGTGAGCAGCATAGTACTTGCTGCCGCGCTTGATGTTGTCCGGGGTCTGAGCCTCGGGCGGGTGCGACCCGGCCCATACGCAGGCCTTGTCGTCCACGACGTAGTTGTAGTGGTCCCGCTCCAGAGGGATGATGCCGGGTGCTCCGGCGGTCCAGTGGAGATGAAGCCTCCATTTGATGCTCATGGCGGGTCTCCTCTGTTGTCAGGCAGGAACTTGTTGATGATGCGCTGGGCGATCGAGTCACCCCGGCTTGCCACTCCGTCAACGACGTTGAGCGCACCATACACGATGCGGCGGCTTGCGAAACCTGCAGCAGCCATCACCATTGGAGCCGACCAGCCGGGGAAGTGCGAGTGCACCGCCACCGACACCAAGGTCGACACGAAGAAGGCTGTCGCTGCCACCAGCAGCAATGCCGACTTGCTCTCCTGCGGAAGCTCGCAGTTCTTCTTCCGCGCCAACTCCTTCTCCCACGCTCGGGCGATGGCTGCGCCTGCGAGAGCCATGAATAGGCCCCCGAGATACTCGTTGGCGGAGAACTGAACACCGATACTGAGTAAGAAGAGCGAGAACCAGTCTCGGAGGGTACCGATGAATGCGTCCATTATTCTTTCCATTCTGCTGTCCTCCTGTTGAGAACTTACCGCTGGGCTACCAGCTCGCTCTCGCAGAAGGCTTCGCTGCCTCCATTTTCGAACTCGACGATGACTGGGCACTCGTGAACGACCTCTCCTTCGACGTCAGGCATGACGTTGATGACGATCCCGACTTGGCCCTCCAGAGCCGGGATCTTCGAGGAGGCAACCTTGACTTTGGTTCCGGGTTCCATGCTGACCTCTTACGGAAGGATGGAGGGATTGGGATAGGTGTCGCCGAACCAAGCACCCCCCGAAGCATGCGCGGCGGTGAACAGAGCGAAGTCGATCGCGTCTACCTCGGCATAGGTCCGACCTGACACTGTGAGGTCCTCGATGTATGCTCGCTCGATAACGCCCGAGGGTCCGGGTTGGTTCGATCCGCCCCAAGCGTCTACTGATCCGGTAGTAAAGGTCGGATAAAGCGAACCCTTGACGTCTCCGGTTTCCCAACCGTTAGCTCTTGACATGGCGACATTCAAGATCCTCGGAGCGTCAACGTCCCACAAAGACTGGTAAGAAGAAGCTCCGACGTTTCTCTGACCGAGATTGTTTGCTCCGGGAGAATTTCCGCCGCTCGGAACATAGAGGAAGTTCGTCGTGGCTCCGACAGAGGCGGAAAAGTACATCAAGGCTTGCGGAGCGTTTTGGCTTCCCCGCCGGCCAGACCGCAAACTGCGAACCCAGACGCTGACGAAGAAGCTATTCGTCAGCCTGTTGCTGAACATGTAGTTTCGGAGGTATTGCGCCCTGACTCCGAGATTGTTGTTTCCGGACGTATCTCCGACGGGCTGAGCCTTGCTGTAGATACCTGCCAAACCTCCTTTTCCGGATCTCTGTTTCACCGCTTGAACAGAATTTGCTCCGGCAGTATTGATGATCGTGGGGCGAGCTTCCGACTCTGTTATTCCTAGGATCTCAGCTGCAATGTCAGCTGCAATATTCGAGAGGATTGTTCCGTTCACAACCCCCCCGGCGTCGCCGCCTGCCGGGTGGGTCGGGTCCCAGAGCAGAAGGCTGCCGGAAGACAGGATAGGATCAGCATAGATCTTCGGGCCAGCGAAGGTGTTCACGCCGGGGATGATGAGTCTCTTTCCCATTGTTCAGCTCCAGAATGCGAGAGACAGGCCAGCCAAGTAGAAGCTGACAGCAATGACGTATTGACCATAGTCGTTATGGTGAACGGCATCAGACCGGAAGGAAGGCGGCACAGACCCAACTGCGATAGCGTCGAGATCTTTCTGAGTCGGCGTCAGGCCGGTGATCTCGAAAGCCCACAAGGAGGACATCCGAGCTCTGATGTTTACGAACCGAGGACCAAACTCTTTCAGGTAACGTTCTTCCATTGCAGCATTGGTTGCTGCGTTGACTCCGGTCCGGGTCCAGACCAAGAACCTTCCGGCGCGGCCTTGGCTTGTGAAGTTGATCATGGCCCAGTTCATCCGGATCAGATCGTCAAGGTCGACGTAGCCTCCGTTCTGGCCAATCCCGATAATGGGAAGATCTTCCTTGTATGCCATGAACGCGTTGGTCCGAAGGCGAGCAGGGAACAGAGCAGCAACAGCATCACCGGCCACCGCACGAGACCAACGGTACTGGCCGCTGGTTCCGTCTCTGGTGAGGGTTCCTTGCACGCCAAGAGCGTAGCAGGGATTTACTCCCAGAGAGCCTTGGATCAGAGGCGCGACAGCCAAACCATCCTGATAGGCGAGGGAGACGTCAACAGGAGAAGTGCCCGAAGGGATCTGGTCATTCGGCATGGTGATCATCATGCTCAGGGCGCTGGTGCGAGCAGTGATCGTTCGAGCGGTTTCTCCGCCAACGCCCATCGGGTCGTGCGGAATGCCGGTGAGATTGGAAAGGACTTCCCTCCAGCGGTTTCCGGCAGTTCCTCCTGCCCCAGCAGTAAGGCTGTCACCGATCGTCACGATGCGAGCCGGGGGGCCATCCCAAAGATCTACTTGCGGAAGGCGAGCAGCGAACCAAGCCAACATGCGATTCATAACGCGATCGCTGAAATGCCCGACATCGTTCAGCTCAACGTCAGAGCTATTGCCATCTTCGTCTGTGATGGCGAACGAGATCCCGGATCCAACAATAATGTCGGTTGCAGTGATGCCATCAAGAGTGAGGGGAGGCAGGAAGGGAACCAGGCGAGGACCCCAGAGCGCCATCACGCGATCTGTTATGTTGCCCGTCTGGTTCAGCTCAACGTCAGAGCTATTGCCATCTTCGTCTGTGATGGCGAACGAGATTTCTTCTGCGCTCAGGCTTCCGAAGCGAACATCTCCCAAGCGAGTAGAAATGTCCTCGACCGCTTCAGGAGCAGGCATAGATGTAACGATGGTGGCTACACCCCCCGCCTGATGCTCGTAGACAATGTACGAGACAAAGGGATCAGAAGAGGTAGTCCGGAACTGGTCTCCGACCGCCGTATCGGCAATGCCCTCAGCGACAGTATCGTAGATCTGCATGGACTCGAAGGCCAGATCCCGGATGGCATCGACCTGCGTCTGAAGCGCTGCGTCCCCGGAGATGCGATCGTTCTCCAGGGACTGCAGTGAAGCGTTCAGCAGGGCATGGTACGATGTCGTATTGTACCATTGGTTCGGCCTGCTCGGAGGTACGGCAGGCTGCAAGGGCGGGTTGAACGGGATGTATGCCATTCCGGCCTCCTGTTATTAGGGCGCAACGTAAGTCTCAGACATGACCGCAGAATAGCCAGACATCTGGCCAGCCGTATCGATCGACCTTGCCCAGTAGTACCTCGTCGCTCCATCTGGTAGACCAGTATGGATCCGGCTGATGGTAGCGTCCTGAGAGACGTTTAGCGGACCGAATATCCGGACCGCCGTAGAGGTGTTGTTGATCGAGCTTGCGTAGATCTCGATAGCCTGCAGCAAGGATCCGTTCGGGGTGCGATACGTTACCTGGATGCCAGTTGCGACCGAGATTGCCGAGACTGCTGTCGGAGCCGCAACCCGAGCTGGACCTGTGGAGGTCACGATGCTTGGAGAGTAGACCCACTCAGAACCGCCGCTGGGCGACAATGATCGGACCCTGACGTTGACTCGTTGACCGTTAGACATGTTGGCGGTGTAGCCGAATACATCGCCGGAAGGCTCTCGAGACTCAGCGTCTATGAGGCCTCCAGAAGTCCAGACGAGAGTGCTGTCCTCATCGTTGGGGTCTTGGTTGAGAGGGTTCCAGGCCCACTGCCATTCGTACGAAGTGACGGAGGTAGATAGGCTGGGAGCGAACAGCATCAGAACGCGCGGCACGAGCGAAGCGCCACTCTCGATTGTGGTGCTCTGATCAGAGACCAGAGAGACCGCACCGGGCGGAAGCAGCACCCCGACGTTGGGATTGAAGTCCTCGAACGCTACGTCCTTCTCCTCGGTCTCGGCATCCCAATCGAAGATCTCGGGAACCAACTCTCGCATCGACATCGGCACCCGGAGGGCCACAGGTCCAGCATCATCCTCGTCGCCATCTCCAGCGCCCATAGGGTCGAAGCCGGGGTTGATCTCTGTGATCTCGTAGGTGCCGTTCCTGCTGCCATAAGGGTCAGGAAAGTCAAGGTCCACTACTGCACCAGCGAGATAGTCTACCTCCTTGGGGAAGCCCATGAAGGAAGTCGATCGCTGCATGCGAGTGCGCATCACCTGGATCTTGGAGACGTACTGCGCCTGCCGATAGTCGGTGATGAACTGGGCATCGATCTCGAGAGGCCTCGGGCCGGTCTGGTCCTCTTCCTCTGCGCCTGGAACCACGTAGGTCGGAGAGGTGGCAGACTCATAGCTGCGCTCAGGGGCTGTGTAACGAATGAAGCACTCGGTGTACAACTCCTCCTCCGGCCTCCATCGCTCGTAGATGACCTCCTGCTCGTCCAGGAAGTCGTTGATCGTGCCAGTGACCCCGGGCCACACCGCAGGCATAATCCCAAGCTGGCCTCGGGCGCGGATCCATCGAGCCGCCCCAGCCGACAGGAGGGGGGTGACTTGATCCTCGACCTCTGCACCCTGCGAGAACGACAGAACTCCGTCTGCGCGGAACTTGGGAATGAAGCCCCCCGCACGTATCGGCAGGGGCTGCTCAGCAACGTCAGCGGCCCACTTGAACGAGTCAATCCACAGGTGCCGCAACGGGTAGGGTCTCTGAGGGTTGTTGCGGAGGACATGCAAGGTCAGCAGAGCATGGTTCCGGCTGAAGCGCCAAGTCGAGCGGTCATCCGGATCCTGAGCCGGGTCGCGAGGATCCCAAACTGCAGTCCAGTCAGCCTCGACGATGACCTCGGGCGGAGCCGAAGGCCAGCGGTCAGAGAAGGACCTGTTCGGGCCTGCGTCAAGCCGCATCCATAGTACAGTTACTCCCTTCCATGCATCCGTGGCCTTGAAGAACTCCGGAACCTGAGCCACGAGCTTAGCGGGCGCTGAGGTCTGCGACCCGTCTCCGATCCAGAACTCGACGTAGGATCTGGTGAAGGGGCCGGGCAGACCTGGGATCGGGAAGCCACCTTCTCGGCCACAAAACGGCTCATTGCTTGCCATAGCCCCGTCGCCAGCGAAGTTGAACGGGTTGCCTGTATATTCGACCTCTCGCTTGTCGAGGAACACCTTGAAGGGTCCGACGCTCGGAGACGAGTTCAAGATCCAGCAGCCATACAGGATCCCGCCTTTGACCCGCACCGGAGCGGGCGTCCCCGGGGCCCAGCAGTGGCCAAGGGCGAAGCGGTAGCTGGGAAGGCTCTGAGGTTCCGAGAGCTCACGGAACACGTCCTCCTGCCTGATCTTAGGCTTGAAGATCGCGGCGGACAGAGCCGAGAAGAGAAGGTACCCAGCAAGCTGGCCCAGGAAGCCTGCAGCTGCGAACCAAGCGCCAACCGCAGACACCGCCCCGACGATCGCACCGATGATGGGAGCGATGAACCCTGCGTGAGCTTCAGACGGAGTTGCCAGCAGCACCAGCAGCAGAGGTACGATCCGGAGCATTCCAGAACCTTTCAACCGAGGCAGCATGGCAGTAGCCGCGAAGGGTTTTAGCCGCCCATAGACCCGGGCGGATGCAGATGCAGAAGCAGTATCCCAGCTCATCCTGGGTCATACCTGCCTTGGAGAGGCCAAATGAGCCCGGGCGCTCGTCCCCGGGGACCAGGCCTGCCTCCTCAGCGAGCCATTCTGCGAGGGAAGGGAAGCCTCCGACAAAATCTATGATGCTCCGGGCGCTCTCAAGATTTGAGTACTTGCCTCTGACAGGAGCAGCAACATCGATCCCAGTCAGATCAAGGAAGGCGTCAGAGGCCGCAGTCAAGCAGTCCCTGATCTCCCACTTGAACATCCGGCTCATCCGAGCATCAAGAGCAGATAGAACCTGCTCAGAGGTCACTGTGGCCACTTGAACTTCTCCGCTCTGGAGCGAGACAAGATCACGAGCCGCCCGGCAGTGTCGTCGGGATGCTTCTGCTTCTGGTCCTCGTCCGAGTGATAGACTGAGGCCTTGGCGCGAGCCGAGGGGCCTGTCATCAGATCGACTTCCACCGCATGGTAGATGTCTTGGACGCCCGGTTCAGAAGCGCCACTTCCGACGTTCTGAGTCCGCATCCGGCTGGCCGACATCGCGGCCTGGAACAGCATCACTGGGTCGGTTATCAGCGACCCGTATTCTCTGCGGTCCATCAAGGCCAACATGACGTTGACCTCTCTGCCTCGGATCCGGTTCTCAAGCTTTCCGTCTAGGTCTAGAGGCACGCCGATGATCTGGATCTGAGCATTGGTCGCGATGATGCCTTCCGCCTCGCTCGGAATGCTCACTGACGCAAGCTCTCCGAATCCGTGCCACACCTCACCGCCCCAGTTGATGGGGCCTTGGCCGAGGTGGAACCTCAGAGGGTCCTCGGGCCAGTCCACGAAGACCATCAGGTTGACGTGGAAGAGGCTATCGAGCATGGCCATGCTGGTCGGGTTGAATCCGCGCCTCAGGTCCATGGGTTGATCTCCTGAAGCTCTTCCCTGAGCTCATCCTCGAACACCTGACGGAAGGTAAGCTCGACGCTCTGAGGCCCCGAGCCATCCTTGGTCAGGTCCGGGAACTCTCCGATCATCTCGAAGAGGCCCTGCTCAAAGGTTCCGAAAAGAACGGTCCCAGAAGCGGAGTCCAGAGGCTCAAGAAGGCGAACCGACACCGAGCCTCCGGCTTGAACCACAGCCGGAGCAGTGACCATTATGGTCTTGACTTCCGAACCTTGGAACACCGTAATGAAGTCACCAGGAGCCAGAACAACCGTACCAGCTTCAGCCCCTGTCTGAGCTACGACCAGCACGGTGCCTCCTTCGGACAGCGTGAAGGCGACCCCGGTGCTGGTCTCATCGCCCCACAGGATGAGGTCGTTGCCATTGAACCAATCGATCTCGTTGGCAGGAGAGAACCAGTCGATCGAGGAGGCCCCGGTCAGCAGCTGGGGGGTGTTGACGACCCCCCATCCCATCCTGCAGCTGCGAAGGCGAACTAGGTTGACGCCCCCCTCCAGCAGGCGCTCCAGCGCAACCATGTATCCGAAGCCATAGCTCCGGCGCGGGTGCACTGTGAGGCGAGCGATGCGGCGGGGCCTCTTGGCCGTGCTGGCAACCCGTCGTCCGTTCACCATGGAGTATGAACGAGCGACGGGCTGCTTCAGGTTCCAAGACCGAGAGGTCGCGAGCACCGGGGGCCAAGGGTAGACGTTGAGCATGTCATCCAATCCCCAGATAGTCTTTGGATCCAGTCCGGCTTAGTCTGCCGACCTCCGAGACCGACTTGCCGATTGCCCGGCGTTCGATCGATGGTGCGGCCTTCTGGATGCCCCGGGTGACCGCTGCCTCGATAGCGGCGTCTCCGTTTGCCCCAGCCACATCGATGGTGACGTGACTGGTCGAGGTGTAGTGGGTTACCTGACCGACACGTCCGGACAGGTCGGAAGCAGAAGCTGCGTTGGCGGCTCCATATGCATCTCGCAGAGCCTGTTGCGCCTGAGGCACGTTCAACACTGCACCGTTCTTGGACGGGACGAACAACTCGCTGTTGGGCGTGTTCTCGTTGATGAAGTATGGCTTGCCAGCCTCAGTACCGCCGCCTCGGGCGCGGAACCCGAAGAGGCTTCCAAGTCCTGACATGAGGGTTCCGAAGAACCCGCCGCCACCGCCTCCGAAGCCGCCCGAGAATAGGCTGTCCAGGGCGAGGTCAAGGAGCTTGTCCGCCAACTTCTGCATGGCCCCGGCTAGGGCCTCTGTGGCAGACTTGCCCTTGATCATATCCCGGATGAAGCCCTTCTGAGCATCCTCAGCGGTCTTCTCCCAGTCCTCCATCTGCTTTCGACTGAACTCCTGCTTCTCTCGCAGGTCCTCAAGAGCCTTCTCAGCTTCGCGATAGCCAGCGGCCATCTGTCGAATGCTGGCAAGCAGTTCAGGAGTGATCGCCATCCCAGATTCGCGGGCCTTGTTGAGCAACTCCTGCTCAATCCGCATCCGGGCGACAGCCTCTTCGTAGTCGGCTGCGTAAGGGTTTAAAGCGGCAAGAGCTTCCGCCTCATCCTTCATGGCTAGGATCCGAGCTCGCATCGCAGCGAGCTCCTTCTGGTAGGCGCTCTCCTTGCCCTTGCTGCCAGAGCCGCCTGCGCCCGAGCCACCGGCTCCAGGCGTGACTGGCTGGTTGAGCGCGGCCTCAGCGTCGATCCTGTCCAGAGCAGCGTTGGCCCCTCGGACCACAGCCTCGATGTTTGCCCTGCGCCGCCACTCTTCCAAGGGTGCCGAGATGGCACCGCCGATAGCGCTGCCGATCTCTCCGACATAGTCTCGGCTAAGGGCCTCTTCGAAGCCCTTGACCACTGCGTCGGTCATGCTGGCAGTCGCGCCTGCGAAGGGGTTCACAAGCCCGCTCGCAAAAGACACAGGGTCCATCTTGCCGATGTCGACGCCAGGAATACTGTTCATGCCTTCGATCAGGAAGTTGATCCCGTCGACGACCTTGTTGAGGTACTCCTGGATCTTCTCAACCATATAGATCATGGCCCCGACGACGCCCTCTCCGACAACGTTCGGGATCGCCTTGAACATGTCGACCGCAGTGTTGCGGAGGCCCATCAAGACACCAACCACGGTGTTGACGACGTTCCGGACTGTCTGCAGCATTCCTTCCCAGCTCAGACCCGTACCTTCCAGCGAGGAAGTGATGGAGTCTGCCACGTCGTTGAACGCGCCAGAGAGGTAGTCTGCTGCGACGCCGGTGGCATCGACCATGCCCTGCCAAGCGACCCTGATGTAGTCGTTCAGAGACGCCATGTCGCCCTCGATGACGGAGATCTCGTCTCCGAACATAACGAGAGCGCCGACCGCCGCCCCGATGATGGCAGCAGCAGCCAAGAATGGATTGGTCGCGATGACAGCAGCCTGAGCGGCTGCGACCCGGATCAGAGACGGCACGTAGCCAGCCATGATCACGCCAGCTGCAGCTGCAGCCCCTGTCCCGATCGCATCAAAGTTGTCTGCCAACATCACGAGCACGCTTGCGATGGAAGCAGAAGCTCCAGTGGCCTGATCCATCGTGCCGATGTAACGAGTCACGGCATTGCGGATCTTCATGAACCCGTCCGTGATCGTGGCGGGCATGGATTCTGCCTCTTCTTGGAGGCGCTGGAAGTTCTTGGAGAGGACGTTCTGAATGACGTCTCCGGTGATCTTGCCCTGCTTGCCGACCTCGCGTAGGCCGCCAACCGTGGTCCCGAAGTGCTCTGCGAGAAGCTCAGCAAAGCGCCCGCCGGACTGGATTACGGTATTGAGCTCATCCCCCCGGAGCGAGCCTTGGGCCAGCGCCTTGGAGAGTGCATTCTGCAGCTGCGTCGCACGCTCTGCCTTCGCTCCCGAGACGACCATGGCGTTGTTGAAGGTCTCGACAAAGTCAAGAGCCTCGCCAGTCGTCAGACCGACCTCACGCAGCGAAGTGCTGAACCCCAGGAAGCCCTCGATGGTGGTTCCGAGCTCGGTGTAGGTCCGCTGGGCCATAGTGTACAGCCGGTCCATCACGATCGGAGCGGCGTCCAGGTTGCCAATGGCGAGGCCAACCCGAGACGAGTAGTCCGTCCAGGCATCAGCCATGGCTCGGATCTCGTTGATCCCGACAGCGCCAGCGAAGGCGGTCAGGGCAGTAGTCATGCGGCTGAAGGCCCGGACAGAGGTCGACTCAACCGACTTGAGGCTCTTCTCCATCCGGCCCATGGCCTGATCGAAGGTCCGCTGACCCTTCATGATGTCAGCGTGGTACTTGTCCATCTTGGCCTGGAGCTCAAGAACCACCTTGTCGGTATACTCGACCATTCAGGCCTCCCTAGACCCTCAAGGACGGGTCAAACTTAGCAAGGTCGGTAATCAAGCTGACCGACTGGTCCCATTCCTCGTCGGTGACTGTCGGGCGCTTGGAGGACTTTTCGTCCATACGCCGCATAGCCGCAGAGGTGGAGATCAGCTCATACAGGCTCATCTCGCCTACCAGCAGAGGGTTGACGCCCGCCTTCAGGAAGGCTGCTCGGTAGGTTGCGAAGTCGATTCTGGTGCCGCCTTCGCCACGGCTTCGGCTTTTCCCTCTTCATCGTCCACCACGATATCAGAGACGCCGAACCATGCGGCCTCCATGATCTGCGCGGCGACGAGAGCAGGCGAGCAAGGATCCTTGCTGCTGTAGAGCGGGCGACCATCCACGTAGCGGTCGAAGAACTGACGGGACTGCTCGGGCGGCATCCCACCGCCTTCCAGGCCAAGAATGATAATGTGTTTGATGTCGTGGATCGAGGGCCGGAAGCTGATCACCCGGGTGGCGATCTCGGACACGGTGGCGCCCACTGCCTTCTCAAGGTTCTCCAGCTGCTTGCACTTGAGAGCGAAGGTGTGGACACCGTCTCCCATCTCGAGAACGACTTGCGCTTGAAGGTTCGACATCTGCAATCTCCCTGTTGGTCAGGGGACCCCGGTCGGGATCCCCTATGTCTTGGCTCTTAGGGCGTAGCAGCCACAACCGGAGCAGAGAACAGCGTCGGGGTGCTGGTCTGTCCGCCGATGTTGGTGGCGTTCTCGATCACGTAGATGCGAGCGCCGATATCCGCCAGAACCGGAGTGTAGCTCGGGTCATCCGCGCCAACGATCAAGGAACCGTTCTTGTACCACTGATAGGTCAGGGCCGGGTTGGGCGCGGAGTAGACGCCGGGGGTCACCGCGAAGGCTTCTCCGACCTCCGGAGCAGTGGTCGGAATGGTCGGCTTGGTCAGCAGGTTCGGAGCAGGCGGGATGTCGACCCAGGTGGGCTTGCCGTCGAAGATCACAGTGCCGGAGTTGGTGTAGCGAGCGCGACCCGAGGATTCCTCCTGGTAGTCGGTCAGCACCGCATATCCTTCCCAGTAGCCACGGTTCGGCGCGTCGAGGTTGCGGTACCAGCGGACCCGGCGCAGGGCCTCGTCTTCCATCGCCCACGAGTCCCAGATCTGCATGGCGACATCGGCAAGCGTGCCCGAGAAGGTCACGGTCATCCGCTTCGAGATCGGGTCGATGCCGAGCCAGATGATCGCATCCGGATCGTTGCACGGTGGCAGTTCGACGTCGTTGGTGTTGGTCTGGACTTGGCGCGTCAGGCCGGTGATGCCGCAGGGTGCGCCGAAGAAGCCCGAACCTGCCGGGTGCTCGACGAGAAGCTGCTGCTGTCCGAACTTGACAGAGTAATTGTGTTGCTCCGACATGGAAGCCTCCTGGTTATGCGACAGGCACGGTTGCTGTCACGTTGTACTCGATCATGGACCGCCAACGATCTGCCTCGTCAGCCACCATCACCTCTCGGGATCCGAGGTACTCGTTCTGAACGATACCCAGACCTTGGATCTGAAGGCTGTTCATGGCCTCCACGATCAACGACTTGACGAAGAGGACCTTCGTCTCGCCAGCCCCGTCCAGCGAGCTCCCTTCTGCGTATGCATCAAGGGTGAACCGACAGGTAGTGCCGAGCCAACACGAGGCTTCATAAGGCTGAGATATCGGATCTCGGAAGCGTACGTACGGGTACTCGGTATTGGCCGGGACCTGCATGGCGAAGATGCTGGAGACCGGCATGACTTGCGTGAGCCTCTCGTAGCTCGAGAGATGGATGATCACGCCATCCTTGATATGGGAGGTGAGGTCTACGAACTGCATCTGACGACCCTCCCGGACTTGTCCACCCGGTAGCCCGGGGGCCTAGGGGTAGATTGAACCACCCCCGCTGCCTCGCCAAGCTTAATGGCGCGCAAGGGCAGGAACAGGATGTCGCCGCGCGGATATGTCCGCATGCTACGGGGGGTTGTCCACCAGTCGAATCGGTCTCCGACCACGACAGCCCAGCGACTTACCTTGCCAGCCATTTGAGAACCTCGCTGTCCTGGGAGCTCATGAACCAGTCAACGACGCCATCAGCATCGGACCAGTCGACCTCTTCCCAGAGCGCACTCTCTATCGGCTTGCGCATAGACCCACGAGCCTCGAAGTAGGCTCGGGCCGGGTCCGTATTGAACTCCGACACGCCCCACTCGAAGCCTCCTGCGATGACCTTGCAGTCAGAGGAGAACTGCGTGAGATCCAGCTGGAGACCATCCCGCAAGATAATGACACGCATGTCGGTCGAGGCGTAGCCCTCTTCTCGCTTCATGCTCTCGGTGCACTGGTCGAGCTGGACCCGAACAGGATACCGACCTTCAAGGACGCTGGTCAAGGTGCCGTTGGTGCTGCGGCTCTTGCCCTCTCGCAGGATCACTCCAGAGCCATATACGCCCTTGAAGGCCCTTCCGAGCATGCGTTGAAGTCGATTGCTGTCCAAGAGGCCCATATCGAACTCCATTGAATAGGGTGAGGCGGGTCATCCGACAGGGATAGCAGCGCCCGCCTCTGTCCTGAGGTCAGCCCCGACCGACCCCAGGAAACTTGTAAGGCCAGTCCTTGGCATAGCCGGACGCTCCACCGAGGCCACCAGCAGTCAGGAGACGCGGGCCAGATCGGTTGAGCATCAACAGCGTATAGTAGAACTTGCCGCATGCCGTCTCGTTGAGCCAATCCTTGAACTCGTCACCGCTCTGAATGGCGGCGGAGAAGGTCAGGTTCAACGTGCCGGACTTGAGCGACGTGAGGCGAGAACCTCCAGCCGCGATTACATCCGCCTCTCCGCTGTCTCCGAGACCTTCGAGGGTCAGGAGGTGGCAGGTCATGGCGATGAGGGCGTTCTGATAGTCGCCCTCGGTCCACGTCTTGTCTACGAAGCGGGAAGCCACGCCGATACGAAGCTGTACATCCTCGTCTGGAACGCTATGGAACTGCGGCTTGGCAGCTTTGAACTGTTCGACGGTGATTATATCGTAAGGCATGGCTTCCTCCGTATCACTTCTTGGCAGCGTCGCCAACGATGGTGACGCCCGAGGCCGGAGCAGCCGGAGCCACAGCGGGCTGGGCAGGGGCTGCGGTCTTCTCAGCCGCTGGTGCAGCCGGTGCCGCCGGAGCGGGCGCTGCTTCCTTGGCCGTTTCCTTGGGATTCTCGGGCTCAATCAGCTCGCTGAACTCGAATCCCTTGGTCTTGTAGTAGTCGACCTTGGTCTCCTCGACCTCGATCGTCTCGGGCTTGCCCGGATAGAGGGCGTGCAAGCCGCCATCCTTGAGCAGAACCGAGAAGGGCTGCTCGTTGGTATTCAGAACCTTCCGCATGACAACCTCCTGTGCGGGGATGAGGTTAGGCCGGAGAGCGGACACCCCCCGGCCTGCCGTCTGGTTACGCCGCCGGAACCGGCGACACGCCATCGAGGTAGCGCAGCATGTTGGTCCGGAAGACCTGCAGCTGGCCAACGCGACCGATGCCCGGGATGATGTAGTTCAGCGGGCCATCCTGGTGCACCGGCAGGAAGCGGTACGGCATCGGCATCGGCAGTTCGAGCATGTCCGGGGTGTTCCGGTACGCCACGATACGACCGCCACCGTTGATCACCGTGGTCGCCGCACGAGCCAGGAGCGGAAGCTCACGGATCGTCAGCGGAAGGCCGGTGCGCAGGGTGTAGGTGTTGTTCTCGCGGAAGTACTGCAGAACGGACTTGTTCGGAGCCGACTCACCGTAGGGCGTGTTCTCCATGGCGCGCAGAACGGCCTCAGGGAACAGCATGGTGTCCGCAAGGATGGACATCAGCACGCCGGTGTTGGTCGCCGGACCCGTGATCAGAGCGTTGAGCTCGGAGATCACGTCGCCCGGTGCCTTGTTCAGCAGGCCTGCCGCGTTCACGAACGAGGTGGTCGGAGCCGCCGTGCCGGTCGAAGCCGAAGCCAGGATCGTGGCGTAGGCCGAGTTCAGCAGGCCGGACCAGCCCGGGTGACCGGCGCCAAACAGAGCCGTCTCCCAGAGGAAGACTTCGGACGAGAAGCGGGCAGATTCAGCGCGACGAGCGGTCAGCGGGAAGTTCTGGAACTGGGCCTTGCCAAGCTCCTCGACGTTCCAGCGGTAGCCCACGGCATACATCGCCATCTTGCTCGAGATCATCTCGATGGTCACGTCGGCCAGCGGGATGTCCTTGGCATAGCCGGACTGCCACTTGGCCGCACCAACCTTGTCGGTGATGAAGCTGTCGACGCCATCAGCCCACTCGGGGTAGCTGGTGTTGACCGGGACCAGCGCAGCGAAATCCATCTCGGGATATTCGACTTCGTAGGCCCGGGTGTTGAGGACGTGCGACTGGTTGCGCACAAAGTTCAGATCCACACCCAGCGATGCGTCGCCGAACTGGATCGTGGGGTTGTAACCACGCATGTTGATCTCCTGGATCAGGTTTCAGATGGGGCCTAACCCAGGATCAGGCCGGATCAACGATGGCCGAGACCGACTGGGACGCATCGAGCTTCCCATCGGCGCGACCGATGACGTTGAAGTTGAGGGTCGTGCGGCCAGCGATCAGCGCCGTGGTCTTGATCTCTGCGCCATCGACCTCAAGGATGTCCGAGTCAAGCCCCGAGATCTCGTAGGTCGTCGCGCCCGAGAGGTCGGCCACAACAGTGCCGATCGCAGCATCGTCTTCGATGGCGACGAGGTCGACCACCAGCGCCACCGCCTCGCTGAAGGGCGACACGCCCGGCATCTTGCGGAGGTTGACGATGACATTGTCGCCGACTGCACCAGCCTGGATGAACTCGGCACCCGGGATCAGCAGGTTGCCGGCAGCGGTGCTGGTGTAGCCCTCTGCATCGGCATCCCAGTACACGCGCGAACGTGCGGTGGCGGGGCCTGCCAGCTGGACGAAGATGTGCCCCTCGTCCGAGGCTGCGATCATCTCGTTCACAGTGAAGACGCCCTTCGGAGCCGCCGTGATATGCGCACGGAGGATGCCGACAAAGGCCTGACCCTCGGTGAACGGGATGAAGGCCCGCTCCTGGGTGCCTGCCGAAACCGGATGACCGGGTTTGGCAGTGTCGACCAGGATGAAACCCGAGACGCCATTCCATTCGGAAGCGTCTGCCATCATACCGGGATAACCGGCAGCGGGCTTGATGGCCGTGGAGGTCTGGAACGGAGGCATGTTGCACTCTCCTTGGTTAGCCCGCTACGGGCAGATTACGACCGGATACGAGCGGCCATCACTTCTTCTTGGTGCGATCGAAACGGCTGACCGACTTGTTGAAGGACTCTTCCTCGTCCTTCTTGGCATCGCTCATGTTGCGAGGCTTGATGCCGGCGATCGAGGCTGCGGTGTCGGCGGTCGCCTGGACCTCGCCCGCGATGTGGTCGAAGCTGGCGTCGTAGAACGCGTCCACGTAGGCAGGAGCCTTGTTGGCAAGCTTGGCATCGACGTTGGCATCGCCGAGGCTGGCCCGCACAACAGCCTTCTTGATGTCCGCATTGGACAGGCCATCGAGCTTCAAGTTCGAGTCGAAGGCCTTGGCGGCGTCGACCAGGGTCGCACGCTCGGCCACCAGCGCATCGAGGACCGGGCCGGTCGGGATCGACTTCTTGGCGTCGGCGATCTCGGCGTCCTTGGCGGTCAGCGCAGCGTCCTTCTGCGCGAGCTCGGTGTCCTTCTTGGCGAGCTCAGCATCCTTGGTGCCCACGAGGGCGTCCAGAGCGGTGATCTTGCCTTGCAGCTTGTTGATTGCTTCCGCACCCTGATCGGTGGTTTCGATCGTGATGCCGTCAACGATGACTTTCATGACGCTACGGTCCTTCATGTTGTGGTCACTGATGGGAGTCGCCCCCCACGGCTGGGCGTGGGCAGCATCGCCGACACGCAACTGATCCCCGCCGCGCGCAACGTCCACGACAGCAAGGTGGTTGATGCGAATGGGTCCGGTCTGGACCGCCTGATAGGGCGTGCCATCCGGTGCGACCCCGTCTCGCATCACGACGGGGGTGGTGTAGCCCATGCTGATCTGACGGGTACCGTCCTCGATCTGCTGGATCGTGTCGCCATCCATCACGGCGATGTCCACCTGGACCATCTCACCGTTGCGGACGACCTTGCTTCCGACCTGACCAACCGCATACTGCTTCCAGTTATCGGCGGTCACGGCCTCCTTCGGATGGCTCAAGGTCACCGGCTTGCCCACGTAGGTCTTGAGGCTGTCCTCACTGAAGACTGCATCCTCGGGCCGGTAGACGTTGATGATGCCCATCGGGTCATCCTTGAGACCGACCTCCTTGCGCCGATACGACTGGATCCCAGTCCGTGCACAGTTGACCGTGCCAGCGAGGTACCCGTCTTTGGTCCGGCGCATACCGGAGACCGGAGAGGCCTGATCGATGATGTTGAACTCGGTCATGTCACTCTCCCTTGACGCCCTGAAGTACGGTATTGACCCCCCGAGCAGCCGCCTTGGCGACATTCTCTCGGTTCTTCTCGAGCGCCGGACGCATGAAGGGCCGGGCCTCCATCTTCTCAGTCCCATACTCAAGGTCAGGCGAGTATGGCGCATGAGACGTCACGGTCACCCGGGGAACGTACCGATCCTCAAGCACCGTCTCGATGTTCCCGTCCAGGAACCGGGTGTCCGCATTGGGCGGCTCACCGGGCTTGGACGGTACGTGGTTCTTGCCGCTTATCGACCCAGACGTGATGGACCGTTCAGCATCTATCTCGATGTTCTGGCCAACCGCGTAGAGGTTGCGGGCGATCTCCTTGGCGGAGTTCATGGCCAGCGCATGGAGGCGCTTGGCGTGGGTCTTGCGACCCGAGATTCCTGTGGCCATCAGTCCAACCTCAACCTGATTCGACGCTTGCATCCGCAGAAGGGTGCGAAGCCCGGTGGGTCTTCCTTGTCGATCTCGGATCCGAACTCGATGAAGTCTCCATCCCGCGCCTTGTGCTCGGGCCTGAAGTGCACCTTGTCGGAGTGAGACCAAACGTAGCCTTCCTCGCCAACCTGCCGGATCCGCTCCTCGTCCAGAGCAGAACTGAGCTTTACCGACTGATCGGAGGCGATCCTCCGGGCGCGAGCCGCGCCCATGTCTGTAGCGTTGCGGATATCCCGGGCGATATCGACCACGGGCTTACGACTGGTCAGGCCCGCGTAGACTGCATCGGTGATGCGCTCACGGATCTGGTCACTGACGCTGGTCACGAGGCCAATATTACGCTGCAGGAGGGCCTCCAGGGTCACCCGGTTGCCTCCCATGGTCAGCTGCGTGGTCAGGTCAACGTTGGTGGCGTACTTGAGCCTCTGGATGAAGCGCCGGTAGTGAGCTCGGACGTACCGGCTCGACCAGTCCTCGTACTCCCTGCTGAAAGTCAGGATCGCCTGCAGGGCCTTGTTGTCAAGGGTCCGCAGAGCAGTCCTGATGCTTCCGACAGAGTCAGTCTGGACCTCGACCTGCTCAGCCAGCGTGGGCCGGTACTCCTCGGTCACCACTCGCACAGCCTCAGCAGCCCAGATACGCACGACCTTCATGTACATCCGCTCAAGCTCTCGCTCGAAGGATGGGATCGGGTCAGGCAGGTCGATAAGGATAGCCTTACGACGTGTGCCACGCGCCTTCATCTGGGCTGCCAAGTTGATTGCCACTTCAGACCTCCTGGTCCTCGGTCAGCGACAAGCGCCAGTTCTCGTCGATAGGCTCCCAGATCTCAGGGCCAAGGCGGATCTCGCCATTGTAGCCCATCGGCCAAGTCGCCTCTTCGCCATCCAGCCCGCTGTTCCACGAGATGGTAATGTGGGCTTGGTACTTGTCGTGACTGGAGCTAGCCCCGGCCTCGATCAGGTACTCATGGCGCCACTTCAGGTTCTCGCTCTTGAAGGTCAAGACCCTCGCAGAACCATCGTCGCCGAACCGCTCCATCAGGCGAGCACCGCCTGCAGGGATGATCACTTCTTCGTCCCACGGGGCAGGAAGCTCCATCCAGTCGACCGGGGTCTTGGAGTAGAGCACGGTGACGTGCAGAGCCGAGGCAGGAACGGTGGTCTCGAAGCCATTGGCCTTGGCCCACCGCAGAATCTCGTCTGCGTTCAGAACGTCGCGCCGGATGTAGAGCGCCCGGGGGGCGGCATCCTGCTGGACTTGAGCTTGCGCCGGTTGAGGTGGATCATCACCCCCCGCTGCCTGCGCAGGGTTACGAGCCATGGCAGCAGTGAGGAGCGCGATCGTGTCCGCATCCGGGTCATTGCCTTCCATGTTGCGCTCTTCCTCGGTCAGCTCATCAAGAGCGGACTCAAGGGAGGGCCAGTCGCCCGAGTCAATCATCCGAGACTGCACAGCCTTGGCCATTGCCTTCTCAGGGATCATCCCTGTGTTGACGTAGACCAAGGAGGCATCGGCCCGGAGCTTATCGACCTCTGCCCGTTCCTTCTCGGACATCTGGTAGAGGCTGTTCCACTCGTACCAGACATTGGCGGGCCGGGTCCCAAGCGCGCAACGGATTAGCACCTCGTCGAGGACGTTCATGTCTGGCTGGAGGCCCAGCTTCTGGTCAGCCCGGACACCATCGTAATAGGCCCGCTGCTCGCCATCGCCGGTATTGTTGAGGCCCGTCAGGTTCTGCCCAGTCAGGCGGAACATAGGGATGTCGGAGGCCCCAGACAGGATGTTGAGAACGTGCTTCGCGATGTCCGGCACGCCGGTCCAGTCGATCTGCTTCTGCTCCCACTCGTCATCCTTGTCCATGAGCATGACGTTCTGCATGCCCTTGAGCAGCGCCACCATCTGGAAGCGCCGGATCATCAAGGCCTCGTACTCCGCAGTAGCGAGGCTCTTGGTCATCCCGTTGACGCGGATCACGTCAACCTTGCTCTCCTGCATGAGGGCGTCGATCACTGCCCCGGTGCTGTCCGCAGACTTGACTGCCGCCTCCAGCCGGTACCACTCAGGGTCACCCCAGTAGTCCTGCAGAGCGGACAGAGGCGACACCTTGCGTCCATTGAAGTCGACTACCCGGCTGGGATGGATGCGAGCGCCGGTCCCTTCGGAGGCGATCGTCCAGTAGGCGGGCTTGCCATAGTCAGGATCAAGCGGGTTCCGGATGATCCCGTTCGGAATCAGCTCGTCCTTGCTCAGGACGTTGAGGAACTTGATCGAATCCTTCCGAACCGAGTCAAGACGCAGAGGCGTCCAGTTGGTCCCGGGCAGGCCACCGATAATGATGGCTGCGCCACCATAGAGGCGCTTCCAGGTCCATGCCTGCAGGATCTTCTGCTGCACTCCCAGACGCTTCTCGGTCGCCTCAAGCAACTCGATCTGCGCATTGTCGGCCTGCCACTTCCGCCATTCCCGCGTGCCATCCTTGGCCGGGATGTCGATGATCTTGCCGAACCAAGTCGAGGTGCGGTACGCAGCCTCAAGCTCGGGCGTCGTGACCGGCATGACGTAGGTGTTGGCAGAGGCCTTCAGGTCCATGAGACCCAGACCAGTGACCATGTTGGCGAACCCGTCGCCAATCATCATCGACACCTGACCGTCGGCATGCATGCGGAAGCGAGGCTTGTTGGTCATTCGTAGGCCTTCCTCAGGTCATGCAGGCTGTAGCCCTCTTCGTCCTCAAGCATCAGCTCGGTCATGGCCCAGACCAGAGCATCCGCCCGGTCAGGCGAGCCAGCGCCCTGATATCCTGAGGTCGTGAAGGCTGACAGCTGCTCCTCTAGCTCCGGGAACCGGCCAACGTGGTGGGCTTGGGCAGGGACGAGCAGCTTGCCGTCCTTGTCCTTGCGGGCCTCATAGAGCGCAGCCACTGGCTCAGCCCTGACATGCTTACCGCGCGAGGCGCTCACGAGCTTGACCGGCACCTTGGGGTCCGCAGTCTTGATCGTGCTCTCAACCATGGCCCCGCCATAGTTGGCCTCTGCCACAATGAGATCCGCGCCATACTTATGGTACAGGTCCACCGCACGACGAGCCCAGCCAGCGGGCGACATCCGAACGGACGCATCCTCAAGGACGTATCCGTGGCCATCCACACCCTTGCCTGCGGCCAGAATACCTTGACGGTCACCCCCCGTGCCATCGCTGCCGCTCGGGTCGACAGCGATCACGATCCGCGCCAACTCGGGCGCGACCGATACTCGGGTCTCATCGAGGCGATCAACGGGCCACAGAGCGCCCGGAACCTCAGTGAGATAGTTGCCGTCCAGGAACCGCTGGCGATGCCGCTCGGGCAAGGTCAGAAGCTCCTCAAGGTACTCGGGCGGGAGGTTGGGGTTCTCGTCCGGGTTCATCTGCACAAAGGCACGACTGCCTTCAGGCAGTGGCGCATTGTTGGCAGGGTTGATCATCTCGATGAACTCTTGGTAGGTCCAGTGGCTCCGTACCGTCGGGTTCAGGTCGTAGTACATCTTGAGCGCGAGCGGCTTGCCGTTCGACTTGGTCGCCTTCTGCGCAAGCCGGGTCCGGAGCGTCAGGATCGTCTCGTAGGCGATCTGGCTCGTCTCGTTGGGGTAGATCGTAGCGTATTCCTTGCCGAGGATCTTCTCGATGCGCTCCTTGTCGTCGAGGCCCAGCATCCAGACTTCCGCATCATTGTCGAAGCGGATGTACTGGTCTGACTTGTTGACCTCGTAGGAGACCCCGGGGAACGCCTTCCGCATCATGTTCGGCCATGTGTCCAGCAGGACCGATTGGCGCACGTCGATGTTGTGGAGGCGGGCGATCAGGTGGCGCGACTCAGGAGCCATGAGCGCCCGGTTGGCGACGCAGTAGCAGAAGCCGAAGGTCTTGCCAGAGCGCGACCCGCCATACCCGAGGATGTGGCGAGCGGGGGAAGCGGCCTTCTTGACCTGCATCCGCTGCTTGTCGGTCAGCTGGAACTGCGTCATTCAGGCCTCACCTCACAGACCAGCCTCATCACCCTCGATGACGACGGTCGTCTTGTTGTCGACTTGCTGGCGGTCCACGAGGCCGAGCTCACGCGCGATGAGGTTGGTGTTCAGCAGACCTGCGCCTGCAGCCACGAACTTGTCATCCCACATCATCTGCTCGCACCACTCGACCACGACCTTGAATCCGGGGCGCTGATCCCCCCGACGCCAAGCTCCCCAGGTGTCACGGTGGATCCCCATGAACGCACAGAGGCCCGCAAGCGTCATCGCCCGCTTCTTCGGAACCTCTTCGAGGCTGCTCTCGCCCTCGTAGGTGACCAGTCTGGCCTCCTGCAGCGCATTGTCCTCGCACCACGCCATGTACTCGCAGAACATCTCGAGCACGGTCTCCGCAGTCGGGAAGCGGCCCATCCGGTTCCGGTTTCGCAGCGCGACCTTCCAAAGCTGGTTGCCCTGCTGGAACTTGGTCGAGAAGCCCTCGCTCAGATCCGCAGGCAGAATGCTCTCAACCGGGCGCTCTTCCGAGGCCCGGGGTTCGTCTGCTTCAGCGGACATCGTTATTCCTTTCGGGTTCGAGACCCTGGGGCCGGTCGCCTCTCATCGGAGGTCGGTGTTCCCGGTCGTCCCTTAGGCGAGCTCAAGCGAGCTCAGGCTAGCGGTCATAGCGATCGACCCAACACGCAGCGTGGTGGTGTCGCCATCGACCCGCTCGATCGTACCAGTGTAGCCGGACAGAGGCCCGGACACCAGCTTGGCGGTCTTGCCCTTCAGGTCTACCAGGACCATGGATCCCAGCTTCTCCTTCATGGCGTCGAGGGTGGACTTGGGTGCCACCTCAACCTTGGTCTCGGACCCCAGCTCAAGCGCCTTGATGCGCTCGGCCTTGGTCTTGCGGCGCTCGTCATGGATCCCGGACCGCTCGATCTCGCGCAGGGCCTCGATATCCGAGGCGCGGGCGAAGCAAGGGCCAGCAGAGGTACTGACGAACCCGAAGACGTCCTTCAAGCCGAAGACCGTGGCAAGATGGCCAGAGGTCTCGACTTTGACGAACAGGTACCCGGTCAGGAGGGCATCGGTGATGAGCTCACGCGTCTTGCCGGTCTTCCGGGTGATATGCTTGGGCAGCTTGCGCCACCGTTTGTGGAGAGGGCAGTAGGCCTCAATGGCATGATCATCGAGGAGCGTCGAGACTAGGCCCTGTTCGGACCCGTCCTTTACGACTGCTGCAACCCAACGTGCCAACCTACTGCCCTCTCGCTAGAGCACTGTCCCGCGCCCCTGTCTCCCTTTTCGCTCGATTGAATGGCAGAGGCACGTACAATCTCACAGACTTCAGCAAGAATATGCGCTGATCAGCTCTTTTATGTGCGAGTATTCCATCTCTGCGAGGGTCTCCCAGCGATCCATCGCATGCTCTTGGAGTTCGGACATGAGCCCCCCGGACAGGGCCAGCCGGACCATGAGCACCGAGCTGTCATTCAGCAGAGTGATGCCATAGGTGATGCCGCCTGCGTGCAGCGTCGCACGATGCCACGCCCGCTGTGAGGGCCTGAGCTCCTTGACCACGGAGCGCCCGCGCTTGAGCTCTATAGGCACCTGATATGCGCCGATCAGGAAGGTCGTGTCTGGGAATCCGGTGTCAGCGCCCAGACCCGGCTCGATGAATGAGATCAGGCCCTGCTCGTGCTGCGGCCATGACCGGATGTGTCTGCGTAACTCGCTCTCATGGACCTTCATGCGTCCCATAGTGATCTCCGATGATGCCAAATGATAAGGGCAGGCCCCTCTCGGAACCTGCCCTGCCGATCCTAGCGCCGGAGCGCCTTGATCACTTGCCGTCGTTGGTCGGCGTGTAGTTCGGATCCTTGTAGGTCAGGTTCCGGACGATGTGCGAGACGACACCGGCCTTGGTGTCGAACTTGGCAGCCAGCTTCGCGTGCGACCAGACCGGCTGACCGGCCTTCTCGTGGCCCTCGGGATGCTTCTCGGCCCGGAGGGCGCGCATCTCGGTGATCTGGGCATCGGTGAAGCGGCGGGCGTTCGACGGAGCCTTCGGCGCAGCGGGTGCCGTGGTGCCGGCATCAGCGGGTGCAGCTTCCTGTTCGGCCAGCGCGGCCTTCTGCTCGTCGGTCAGGTCTTCGCGTTCATCGCCGGTCGAGATGTTGGCCGTGGCCTCGGTGGCGCCAGCGCCGGTCTCGGTGGCAGCGGCATAGGCGATCAGCGAGGTGGCACCCAACAGGCCCAGCATGGTCAGTCGTTTCATCAGATTCTCCTTTTCGGTCGTGGTTGCGGAACTAGAGCGCCTCGCGCCCATCTTCCAATCTAGTCATCCAGTAGCCTCTTTATCTCTCGCTTCAATCGCAAAGGCACGTGATATTTCTCACAAGATTGGAGCGCAAGACTCAAGAGATCGCCCCCCGGCCAACGCTCCTCAAGCCGCGCAACCCTATAGCTGCGGTGCTCCGCAGGCCAGCCGGTCACCACCGCAGGCCAAAAGCCCATTGTTTCCGGGCACTTACGTCCGATCCCTGCGGAGACCGCCCTTTGGCCTGCGGAGCCGCTGCTGAGCACCGCAGGCCATCTTTCCCATTGTTTCCATGGGCTTACCAAGTGTCCCTGCGGTGAAACCGTATTCTCCTCCTAGGTTTTAAAAGGAGGAAGAAAGAGGAGACTGCTCTTTTGTTTCTTCCCTGCCAAAGGAAAAGCCATTGAAAACCGGGCGGCTCCGCAGGGGTCAGCTTTATCTCCTTGTTCTTACGGCATAAAACCCACGTCGGAGCTCCGCAGGCCAAACCGGGGTTCTCCGCAGGCCAAAAACAAGACAGGCGTCCGGGGGGCGAGTCCGGTTCCAGCTTAGCCCAGCGAGCACCGCGATCCCAGCACCGCGATCCCAGCACCGCGATCCCTGCCGCCTCGTCCGTCTTTGTTGGACATCAGTGTTATTTTTCATCGCACGACGATAATAGTGCGTGCCTTTGCTTCCAGCATCAGGCAAGATCTCTCTCAAGCCCGGAGCGTGGTGTCCACCCCCTGCCCCCGGCTCCGCACCTCGTCAACCGCTCTCGAGAGGAAGCTATGGCAAGAGAAGAGAACTACGACCAATATGGAAGCCCCTTGGCTTCTGCGACAGGCAGCAGGCATGACAGCGACAACCTCCCGATCGCGGCATACCTGAGCTTCGACAACGCATCCTACACCGACGGCAATGTGCCGTGCCAAGCCCTCGCAGGTACGTTCTTCGTGACCGGCTTGTCCTACCATGTCAAGGACGAGAACGGGGTCAACTGGTCGGTCAACAAGAAGCACCTCAAGGAGCTCATGGAGCAGAGGTACTACGTCTGGGTCTGCGCTGACAAGGCCATGAGGCTCGGAGTGGGCGTCTCGCTTCAGGTGCAGGCTACCCTGCGCCAAGGACTGTACGCTCCCAAGTACAAGTCGATCATGACGCCCGAGCAACTCCAAAACCTCACCTCTCTGGAGAGCTACCGCTTTAAGCTTAAAGGCCGCAAGCGTCGGTACTACGCCAACGGTCGCACAGGCCCCGGCATCAACATGAACCGCGTCCGCACCCCGGAGCAAGACCAAGCAGCGCATCAGGCGTCGGACGATGTCTGGGCCCGGGCGCATGAGCAGGCGAGGGGCTACTAATGCCCATCGCACCCAAGACAGACTTCCAGGATCCGCTGCTCGAATACGAGCTGATGAACGCCAAGGATCTGATCATCGTCACCTTCCGTCAGTCGGGATCGCAATGGTTCTCTCTGCGTAGCGCGGTGGAATGGGCTGCCAAGCTCGGCGACATGGAGCAGGCTCTTATGCGCTACGAGCCGGAGGTCAAGCTGCGCGACCACCTGCCGCTTATGCGGAAGATGGGCCAACTGCTCCGTTACGAAGGCCTCTATGTCGGCCATCGCAAGTGGATGAGCGGCGAGCACTGCACCCCGGTCTGGGCTAACTCGGAGGCTGCTGCGCTTTACATCCGGGATCGCGCAGGCGTCGAAACGAGGAGCCGGGGGGATCGAGCCGAATGGGATAAGCAACGGCAATGGAGGCCGGAATGAGCAAAGAGCCCATGTTCCCTATCCTTGGCGATCCGATCATCAAGGCTATCCCGTGGTCTGCGCTGAGGGCTCACGAGGCCCGGGTCAAGAAGAACCATGGTGGGCAGAGCCTCAATCGCCTCTCCAATCGTGGCGGTCTGGGGATCGAGGAGGCCTACTGCGTCATCAAGGACATCGACTACCCTCGCCAAGCTTGGGACAAGAACTCGGTGCGCGTCGCTCTGATGCGCCTCGTATGGGAGGCGGCTGAAGCTGCCAAGAAGGAGGATGAAGGATGACCACCCCCGCTGTGCCGCTGCCGACCTTCGCAGATGGCGTCCCGATGACCCACGATGAAGCCATGGAGTATGGCAAGGAGGCCATGGAGTGGCGTCTGCGCCAGCAGGCCATGATCGACTACTACATGGCCAACCATCCCAGCAAGCCGAAGGGTCAGCCTGATGAACAAGGATGAATCCTACGCCTGGTCGGTCGAGAACGAGAAGGGCATACTGATCGCCGCAGGGACCAATAACATTCTGACTTGGCCCTGCTTCCTCGGGATGTGGCGCGACATGAAGGGTGCCCCGAGGGACAACACTCCGGTGCTTCTCCTGCTCAGCGAACCGATCCAGGGCTACAGGGTGTCTCCTGACTATCCTTTGGCAACCATCGAGGTCGCGGTTGGCTGGACCAGCAACGACAGGTACTGGGAGACCGTCTTCTGCGAGCAGGAGCTCGTTGACTCTGAGGGCGGCATGCACAACTTCAACATCAAGGTAACCAACCCGCTCGGCTGGATCCCTATGCCGGGTAAATCGAAGGACTGAGACCATGAAAGACCAGAACAAACTCGAGACGATCGGCCTTGAGAACCTCATCTACGTGATCGAGGAGGCCATGGCCCTGAAGCGTCAGGTCGTCGTTGACCCCGTCATCGTACTGTCCGCTCTGCGCTACGGACAGACCAAGGCCAACGAGGTCGCAGCAATGCAGCACGCCCTTGACTCTGCGTATGCCTCCAACGCGGAGCATCTGACGACGATAGAGAGTCAGACCGCGATGATCGAGAGCCAGCGCAACCAGATCATCCAGCTGGCAGCGGCCAACCACAAGAACCTTGTGAGCCCTGCAGCCGCCTCCGTGGCCCCCGCGCCCCAGCCCGAGGCACCGGCAGCTCAGGAGAGCACTCTTCTGCGCTCGCCCCGGGTCGTGAACCACGTTGCTAAGGTCAATGCCAGCTTCATCGGGCAGGAGATCAAGGAGATCAACGAGAGAGGTGGCGAGGTATTGAACGTCGTCATCAGGGAAGGCTTGGATACCCATTTCTACGTCTTCTACAAGACCTACAAGGACCAATGAATCCCCGCACCATCAAGGGCTATGGGCGCTGCAAGAGGTGCAAGGAGCTAGTCCGAGACCCGGACAACTGCGCCAACTGCCAGCACCGCAACCCGCTAAGCTTGAGCCTGCGCGATGAGCGTCGGCCCAGGACCAACTCTGAAGGCAACCTGCGCCTGCCCAGCTTGAGCGCACAAGAAGGAGACGATGAATGAGCGTTACGAAGGAGCAGCTCAAGGCTGACCTGGAAGGCAAGCTGGAGATCTGCTACGCCAAGCTGGACCAGTCCCTCAAAGCCCGGGACCATGCCCAACGCTGCGTCGAGGCTGATCTGCACCTCCTGCAGTCGGTCCGTCGCGCCCAGCACCAGCTGGAACTCGGCAACGAGCGGGATGCCAAGTTCATCCTCATCACGGGCCGGTTCTGATGGCGGGCCACGTCCTGTACTCGGTCAAGACTGCCGACGGTAAGGTCCACGCTTCTGCGGCGGACGCGGCCAAGCATCTTGGCGTGGCCCGGGGAACTGTCTACTATCACCTGCATACCCACGGCCATCTTGGCAATGTGGGGGGTCGACATAAATCGGACCGAGCGCGGTTCCTGAACCGCAAGCACTCCCAACCTCTCGTCTTCGTTCAGCTCAAGTTTGCGTCCAAGCAGGAGTGCAGCCGGTGGCTCGGCAAGAACGAGAGCTATGTGAAGATCCTGCTCCGGGACTACCCGGGTCAGGAGGGCCTCGACCGGCTCAGAGACAAGATCATGGCGCGGGCGCTTGAGCTCGACGCGAAGCGAATAAAGGAGATGAACATTGTTCAGAAGAAACGTAGCAGGGATCATGAAGAGGGCTAGCACCCCCCGGCCTGAGCTCTCTGACGTCGATTACGCGAAGGCTCGTGCCCGGCTCGACGTGTCCGGTCTTGCGCCGGATGAGATCGCCTCCAACCTGGAGGTCCTGGAGCAATCGTCCCAGCCGGAGGACGTGTACTTCTGTCGCACCTTCCGGGCTGCCATGAACGGAGGTTTGCAATGATCCGCTTCCTCAAGGCATTCTTCAAGCCCTACAAGTCGGAGAGCTTCGACCTCGAACTGGAGCAGCCCGACTATCGCCACGACGGATCGCCCTTCTACGGTCGCCTGGCCTGCCCAGAGGACATCCTCGCCTCCAGCCAGAAGCCCAAGGAACCCAAGCCCCGTGAGTCCGGTGCGGAGTGGGCGCGTGAGCGTTGGGAGCTTGACCAGCACGTCATCGCCTTGGGCCAGCAGGGCCGGAGGATCGTGAGCGTCGTTGCAGACTGCGATGGCCAAGGCTACCACGTCATCTGGCAGGATTGGGGTTGATGGCGCACCTCAATCTCAGCAAGACGGATGCCAAGAAGATCAAGGCTCTGATCAAGGCAGCTACCGAGGTCAACCGGCGCGGTGCAGAGGTCGGGAGCCAATGGATGTCCCTGACCGCTGCGTTGCTCAGCATCAACTACCTTGAGGGAAGGATCGACAAGGCCGCAGCCCAGAAGGAGATGGATCTGGATTTCAACTCCAAGGGTCGGGCGGTAACCAACAAGATGGTCAAGGCGGCTCAGGACTCGTACTCCGAGCACAGTAACCCGAGCTATGGGCTCACCAATGCTGACATGAAGGTCGCGCTGCAAGCCGCGATCAAGGAGATGCTTGGATAATAATCCCTCAACCTGTGAAATACTACGTGCCTTATCCTTCGGGATCGGGCATAAGTACTTTACGGAGGCGGGGCCTTCGAGCCAGGAGATGACGAGATGAAGAAGATGACCAAGAGCCGCTACGCCAAGATGAAGGCCAAGGAGCAGTTCGCATGGCGCGTGGCCAACGGCGTCGAAGCCTACGTCTCGCTCGTCTACCCGGCTCTGGAAGGCGCTCAGCGCGACCTCTTCATCGAAACCTACCGCCCCTGCTGCGTGGCCAACTGATCCAAGGAGACGACCAATGATCGTTCAGTTCAAGACCCCGGGCGAGATCCCTCTGGATGCGTTCAGCCTGCTCGGCATCAACGTGAAGCACTCGCCCACCGCAATCGGGCGCTTCGGGACCGGCCTCAAGTATGCGGTGGCTGTCATCCTGCGTCACGGTGGAGAGATCAAGCTCTTCATCAACATGGTCGAGTACGAGTTCTATCTCGCCAAGAAGGACTTCCGGGGCAAGACCTTCCAGCAGGTCCGCATGCGTAAGCGCGGCGGTCTCGGCAAGTGGCTCACGTCCAAGGCTCTGCCGTTCACGACCGAGTTTGGCAAGGACTGGGGCCTCTGGCAGGCCTACCGAGAGCTTGAGTCCAACACCCGGGACGAGGATGGCGTGACCTCGATCGGCACGGACATGGGCATCCCGGCCCGAGGCACCCTGATCCACGTCGACTGCCCCGGCTTCCATGAGCACATCGAGAAGGCCGAGGCCTTCCTGCCCGAGGAGAAGGATCGCGGCAATCGCGTCTACTCTGGTCCGATGGTCGACATCTACGACCGTCCCAGCAAGCACCTATACTATCAGGGCATCCGGGTCTTCGATCTGCGCTACCCGGCCCGCATGACCTACGACTTCAAGGCTCCTTACGTCCAGCTCACCGAGGACCGGACCGCCGCGAACAGCTGGAACATGATGTACCATCTCGCCATGATCTTCCAGAAGGAGGTAACCGACCGCTCGATCCTCTACAAGGCCCTCAGCAAGACGAAGGACGAGGACCGCTGGAACGCGACCTTCGAGACCATGGACCTCAACTTCGACTACACCGAGGAAGGCTCTGACTCTTTCGCTCTGGTGGCGCATCGCCTGACAAGCGCAGGCTCCGGGGGGCGTTCGATCTCCGGCTACTATGGAAGCCACTCCAGCTACAGTTCGCTGCAGGCAGAGAAGTCAGTGTCCCTCCCCCGGCTGGACTGGGACAACATCTGCACCTTCATCAAGGAGGTCCGGGGCCAGATTGATTCCAAATCGGTTGAGGCCTCGGTCGATAAGCTCATGGCCAAGATCCGGCCTTTCAGTCAGGAGATCCCGTTCTGATGGCAGGCAGGCCGCGCAAGAAGGTCGTCAGCTTCCCGTGGGGCAAGGAGGAGCACGGGATCAAGCCCGAGATGTGGGCGACCGCTAAGGACAGGACCAGCCACCTCCGGCACGAGTACCATCTGCGCCGGACGCCGATCGAGGTCATGCTGCAGATGGCCTACTTCCAGGGCATCCTGGATGCAGCCGAGACCCTTGCCAACAGGGACATGCTGAAGACCGAGGATCAGGAGGAGGAACCTCGCTACCTTCCGGGCCTCGCTTGATCAGCAACAAAGATCAGGATCGGTCAAAATATCGCGTGCCTTTGCGACCCAGCCGCGCTATAAAGGCAGCGAGGGTCGTCTCCTCACGCGGCTCGGGCATGACATCTTCGGTCCCCTTCAGGAACCTACGATAGATCTCCGAGCCGCGACTGAGACCTCTCAACCGGCTACCCGGCCTTAAGGAGCAAGACCTATGACCTACGACCACGCCCGATATGTCGGGCCGATTGCGCACTACCAGCAGAAGACGGTAGACATCCGTCCTCACCTGCCGACCCAGCATCTCCCGCTCGAAGAGCGCAAGGTGTTCGTGCGTTGGCATGACCCCAGCCTCCCGAATACCAATAGCAAGCTCGGACAGACAGTCGGAAACTACTGGCACGACATGCCAGCGGTCGACTTCCGCATCCTCGTCCGGGCCTGAGTTGTGCGGCCCGTCTGGTGCTCGTTGCATCACGGATCGCCATACCCGATGCGCCTGCCGCTTCTGCGGAGCGCGACCGGCTGAGGATTGCCTCATAGCCGTAACCCGGCCACATGGCCAAACTAGGAGACGCCACATGGCAAAAGAGCCCACCACCACCACGGCGACGACCGAGCTCAAGGATCAGGTCAGCGATCCCAACGTCCAGATCAACCCGACTGGTGAGCTGACCCTCGCCGGGCAGACCAACGATGTCTCGATCATCGGCGACGATGACTTCTTCGACATCGACACCGGCATGGGCGATGTCACCTCTGCGGACGTCACGCTTCCCCGCTTCACCATCCTGCAGGGCCTGTCGCCGCAGGTCAACAGCCGGAAGGACGAGTACGTCGAGGGTGCCAAGATGGGCATGATCCTCAACACCGCGTCCAACAAGGTGATGGATTCGCAGCGGCTCGTCTTCGCCTACTACCAGCGCCGGAATATCGAGTGGACCCCCCGTGAGCGGGCCTGTCCGATCGAGGGTCTGCCGAAGCCGCTCGGCGGCGGTCTGTACAAGGACTACGGCACCGACGACAGCATCCTTGCCGAGTGCAAGATCTGGGAAGAGAACGCATCCCTCTGGACGCCGCGCGGCAATGAGCTCGTGGTCACCGGCACCTGGTACGTGATCGACCCGGACACCCTCGCCACCGGCTGGATCGGCATGGGCAAGACCCAGCTGACCTCGTCCAAGAAGCTCCTCGCCGGCATCCGCGACGAGAAGTTCATGCACCCGACCAAGGGCATCCAGCCCGCGCCGATGTTCTATCGCGTCTGGGAACTGTCGACCCGCCTGCGCGAGTTCGACGGCAACGAGTGGTTCGTCTGGCAGCACAAGCCGGGTGAGCTGATCCAGAACCATCCCAATGGCCGCGCCATCCTTGATGCGTGCAAGGAGATCAGCCGGACCATCCGCGAAGGCGAGATGACGATCGACGTCACCGTGGGCGAGACCGACGGTCAGGCCTCGAAGTCGCAGGGCGGTAACGTCGACAACGGCGGGCGCATGTAACCCAGATCCCGATGCCCTCGCACCCTCTCACAGTACGGTGCGGCGCTAGGGGTTCGACGACGGGGACCAGACCCGTGACTTACGCCGGATGGAGAGAATCCGGCACCCAATCAAACCAGGAGACGACAATGAGCACTCCTAAGAAATTCATGGTCCTCAACGCGGACATGATCTTCAAAGGCGACATGATCGATAACTACGCGGCCTTCGTCGACAGCAAGGTCAAGCCGGGGGAGGAGATCCTGAAGATCAAGACCCCCCAGATGGCCGAGCTTGAGCACTACGCCATGGGCGTCGCCGGAGAGGCCGGTGAGCTTGTCGACGTGGTGAAGAAGCACACCATCTACGGCAAGGAGCTCGACGAGGAGCACCTGATCGAGGAAGCTGGCGACTTGTTCTTCTTCCTTGTGGCCACGCTGACCCGGGCGGGCATCCCGCTGGCAGTCGCCATCGACCGCAACGTCAGCAAGCTGAACAAGCGGTACGAGAAGGGCTACACGGACGCCGAAGCTGCGGCCCGGGCCGACAAGGCCGAACCAGAGCAGCCTGCGGTCTGCGATCACCAGTGGTATGCGGTGCCGGGTCCTGGCCTGCTCCACAAGTGCGAATACTGCGGCGTCCTCAAGTCCGACGCCTGATTTCAACCGTCACATAGGAGACGACCCGTGAGCGATACCGACAACAACTTCTTCGGCGACGACCTGCCCGAGACCATGGACGCCGAGAGCAACACCGCTAAGGTGATTGCGACGTTCAAGGATCTGATGGCGTCGCAAGAGGAATACGACCAGACCGCTGAGGTCCTGGAGGGCCTGAAGTCGAAGATCGGCAAGATCAAGACCGAGACCTTCCCCGACCTCCTGCGCGAGATGGGCACCGAGATCTGGCGCGACCCGGACACCGGCATCACCGTTGAGCTGGAGACCGCCGTCAACTCGTCCTTGCCCAAGGACCGCGAGAAACGGAATGCGATCCTGGACGCTCTGCGCCCGATCGGCATTGAGGAGATCCTGGGCGAGGAGTTCAACCTCGTCTTCATCCCGAACGACAAGCGCGTCCCGGCTCTGCGCCGCTTGCTCGGCATCCCTGAGCCGGTGGTCGACGTCATCGAGGACGACACCAAGCCGCAGGACATCAAGCTCACCAACGAGCAGATCAATGCGATCGAGGCCTTCCGTGAGGCCTTCGGCTTCGGGGACATGCCTGCCGAAGAGAAGCTCGGCGTTCATCCGTCTCGTCTTGCGGCGTGGCTGAAGCGGCAGATCGATGGCGGCAAAGGCACAGAGATCCGCGACGCCGGGATCTGGCACGGGAAGCAGGCCAAGGTCAACAAGCCAAAGGCCCCTCGCAGCAAGAAGGGCGGTGCGTGATGACTCTCGGCGACGAACAATGGAGCAACCGCTCCAAGGAGAAGGCGAAGGAGGAGAGGGCCGAGAAGCTCCAGAAGTACTGGGAAGCCATCAAGGGCGGCTCGAACATCCCTGCTGGGGATCTCGAGAACGACCTGCACGATGCCGGTCCCGGGATCCTGATCGAGTGCCTGCAGGACCGGACTTTCTTCCATCCCGGCTCCGGTGGCATGTACCGGGTCAAGGGCTTCACGTGGGACAGCGGTCGCGACCGTTGGCTGGTCCGCTACGTCAAGCTGGTTGGCTTTACGCTCAAGGAGCATGGCGATCAGGCCTTCCCTGCCTACAGCCACCTGCCCGAGGACTTCCTTCGCCCCGGGCGCTTCCTGGAGGTCAAGTCGTGAGCAAAGAGGATCCTTCCTTCATCAACGGCTACTGCGCCACCTTCACCGGCAAGATGATCGTTCCCGACGAGCCCAAGCCGGAAGACATCGACATCATCGACATCGCTGTGGGCCTCTCGCAGCAGTGCCGCTATGCCGGTCATGTGTGGCCCTTCTACTCGGTGGCTGAGCACTCGATCCTGGTGGCCCAGTTGGTGGGTCAGCAGCCGGACGACAAGCGTTATGCTCTCCGGGCGCTGATGCACGACTCGCCTGAGTTCATCCTCAACGACATGGTCCGGCCCGTCAAGCGCAAGGTCAAGGGCTACGACGTTCTCGAGGACAAGGTAATGCGCGCGATCGACACCAAGTTCGACCTGCGCTACAGCAACTCCAACTGGAAGGTCATCAAGTACTACGATGACCTGATCACCATCACCGAGCGCCGCAAGCTTATGCGCCGGTTGCCGGTTGCGGCCTATGGCCGGGGGGTGCCTGAGTCCGAAGTCCCGAACATCAATTTCAAGTGCATGCCTCCCCCCGAGGCGGCGCTTGCGTTCCTGTCCACCTTCTTCTCGCTGTCTGGGACCTCACCGACCCAGAGCCAGTTCGAAGACATCAGATACCTCCAGAAAGGATACTGACTTGCCTGCACCAAGGCTAACCATCTTCGGCGCGGGGCTTGCGGGCCTCATCGCCGCCCGGATGCTCGCTGACCGGCATCCCGTTGTCCTGGAGAGGCAACCCAGCCTCCCGAACAACCACCATGCGCTCTTGCGCTTCCGGTCCTCTGTCGTGGGAGACGTGACCAACGTTCCCTTCGACAAGGTCCACGTGTCCAAGTTCGTGCTGCGCGACACCGGCAGCAACCCGATCAAGGACGCGGCGATCTACGCCCGTAAGACAACCGGCAAGCTCCACACCCGCTCGATCATGGACACCCGGCCTGCCGAGCGATACATCGCTCCTAAGGACTTTGTCCAGCGCCTCGCCTCGACTGCTGACATCCGCTTCGGCGAGGACTTCCAGCAGTGGTCCCACAACCTCGCTCGTGAGCACGGACCCATCATCTCCACCATCCCGGTGCCGGTCATGATGGACCTGTTCGACTGGTCCGACAAGCCGGACTTCTCGAGCAAGGAGGGCTGGACGATCCGCGTGCACCTGAAGCCCGAGACCGAGTGCGCCCTCAACGGCACCCTCTACTCGGCTCGCCAGCGTGACGAGTGGTACCGGGCGTCTCTGACCGGCGACCTGCTGATGATCGAGGGCGCTGGTCCTGCGCCGGAGCTCGGTCAAGCCTCCGAGATCATGAAGAACGTCTGCTGGTTCGATATGGGCATCAACGATGATGACATCCATACCTGGGAAGTCCATCCGGCCAAGTACCAGAAGATCTCGGACCTGCGTTCGGTGGACCGTGAGTCCGTCAAGCGGTTCATCATGTGGCTCTCGGACGAGCACCAGATCTACTCCTTGGGGCGCTTCGCGACTTGGCGACCCAAGCTCCTGCTCGACGATCTGGTAAATGACGTGCGCGTCATCGCCCGGTTGATCGAGGGCGAGAGCCAGTACAACGAAACCCTCAGCAAGAAGGCCTGACCCATGACCCAACGCAATCACGTGCAGATCGTCGCCGCGACCTTCCGCGACCCGATCCAGGCGGCGGCGCTCCTGATCTTCACCAAGTCCACCCGGCTGGACATGACCGCGACCGGCTTCGAGGATGTGGTGGCCAAGTGCCGCTACGACGAACCGTGGATGATGAAAGAGCTCGACTACATGTCGAAGACGATCCGCTCCAGCTGGGAGTTCCTGGACGTCACCTTCTCCATCCGCGACGTGTCCCGGGCCTGCGCCCAGCAGGTCACCCGGACCCGCTTCACGCCGATCGACGGCGACCTGTTCGGTTCCTATGCGATGCAGTCGCAGCGGGTAACCGACATGTCCAAGATGGGCTGGCACAACCCCTTCCCCGAGGACAGCCCGCACTGGCAGCCCTTCGAGGATATGATGGCGATGGCAGTCCAAGGATCCTACCAGGACTTGGTCGATCATGGCGCCAAGCTAGAGGACGCCCGGGGGGTGCTTCCTGTCAACCTTCATTGCAACCTGATCGCCAAGTACAACCTCCGCATGCTGGTCGATCTCTGCCAGAAGCGCGAGAGCTATCGTGCGCAGGGCGAGTTCAATGTCGTAGCCCGGGAGATGCGCGAGGCGCTGGTTGAGATGTGGCCTTGGGCTGAGCTCTTTCTGCGTCCAAAGAATGAGATGGCGAAGGCGGCTGTCGATGACCTCAAGGCTGAGATCCGCAAGCATGTCAGCGAAGCCAACATCGGTCGCGGCCCCTTGCATGACATCATGATCAAGTTGGCCAAGGTCGACGACATCCTGCAGGGCGACTGATATGCAGGGGATCGATCTCATCGTCTGCGATCTTGACGGCACGCTCTGCGATGTCGTCCACCGCCAGCATCTCGCTCAGGCAGGGGCCTGGGACGAGTTCCATGGTCTCCTTCATATGGACACCCCCCGGCCTGTGGTGCTCTCGTTCCTGAAGTGCTTGCAGGACATGGACGTGCCGCCGCGCCTGACCTTCCTGACCGGTCGTCCGGAGACCCATGCCCCGGAGACCATGTACTGGCTCTTCCGTCAGTGCGACCTGTTCTCCGGGGACGACTACGATCTCCTGATGCGAGGCAAGGACGAGTACGGTTCCGACACCGTGATCAAGCAGCGCCTGATGGAGAGCTATCTGGAGACGTTCTACAGCGACTCCGGGATCACCAAGGAGGAGTGGCCCAGCCGCATCCTCATCTTGGACGACCGCGACAAAGTCGTAGCCCATTTCCGCGATCTGGGCTACCAATGCTGGCAAGTCAACGAAGGAGCGTTCTGATGGATCGCCAACTGAGAGTAATCGTGATCACCGGGGCCAACAGCGGCCTCGGTGCAGAGATCGCGGATGCCATCCGAGCCAGCGAGGATAGCGCTGACGCGTTCGTCCTTGAAGTCTGCGGCATGGACTGTGACTTCGATGCCACTCGGGAAGACGCCATTCAGGCTGACCTGACGGATCCCAACGACAGCCTCCGGGTCTCGAACTGGGTCAAGGAGCAGACCGAATGGTTCTTCAAGACCCCGGGCGAGTTTGAGGAGCCTTACGATTCCATCTACCCGATCCTGGTCAACTGCGCTGGCGTCAACTACATCGAGTGGTTCGACCATGCCGACATGAATCAGTTCGACCGGCTGATGGCGATCAACGTCAAGGCTGGTCTGATGCTGACCCAGAACCTGATCGGGCTCAAGCCGCCGTTCGGTGGCATCGAGAGCAAGGACTGGTTCAACGGCACCGGGGCGATCCTGAACATCGTCTCGAACGCTAGCCACGTTCCGATGACCAACTCTGCGTTCTACAACGCATCCAAGGGTGCGTTCCATATCGCGACCTTGTCCTTGGCTCGTGAGCTCCGCAAGACCCACGGCATCTGCGTGTTCGGCATCAGCCCGAACAAGCTCGCCGGCACCGGCATGTCGGACTACATCGAGGGCCGGGTTCCCGCTCTTCGCGGCTGGACCCCGGAGGAGGCCGCGAAGTATCAACTCTCGGCCCTGCCTGCAGGCGAAGAGACCGACCCCTCGGTCCTTGCCGACTTCATCGCCTACCTGTTGGCGGAGCCGATCCGCCACAAGTATCTGACCGGAACCATCATCCCCTATGGAGCTTGATATGCACCCCCTCCACACGAAACTTGGCACCTCCCCCCTCCTTGGCTTGCTGGGCCTGGATCAGGTTGCCTTCATCGCCCGGTCCGACACGGATGAGATGTTGATCAAGCGTTTTCTCCGGCTGGATCAAGCCGACTGGGTTGAGGACGAGGTCGTTGCCAAGGGCTACGTCCGTGGCGTCGAGGGTGAGGCGACCAATACCGCCAAGCTGCTCTTCAACTACGACTTCGGGATCGAGGTCGAGATCCTGCGCTACCTCGACGGGCCCAACTACCCGGAGATCGGCGCGGTCCCTGCAGGCAACGTTGCCCACCTCGGCTTCCACGTCGAGAAGGGCAAGCATGTCCCGCCTGCGATGAAGGACTTTGTCTTCTCCTGCCCGATCATCCAGCAGGTGGTGACCCAGTCGCACACCAACCAGTTCCTGATCGACAGCGGGCGTCGCTATCGCTACACGATCTACGACACCAAGCCTCTCTTCGGAATCTACCTCAAGGTGATCGAGCGCCTGGAGGCTGACCATGGCTGACGCTCCGGGTTTCGGAGCTAGTCTGCGGGGACCGAAAGGTCTCCGCTCACGCTCCAAGAAGGCCAGCGCCAGCCTTCCCTTCGTAGCCGAGCACCTGCACGGCATGGCTGATCTCTTCGCAGAGCGGAACGCTGTCTACAAGGACAACTTCCGTATGGTCGGCAGGATCATGAAGGCGATGTTCCCGAAGGGCATCGAACTGACCTCCGAAGAGGACCACAACAAGTTCCACTTGTTCATGCTGGCGATCGTGAAGCTGTCGCGCTACGCCATCAACTACGAGAAGGGGCACAAGGACAGT